GGATCTCGCCCGCGGAGCGGGTCCACGAGTTGCGCGTGGCGCCACGGCTCTTCGGAATGCTCGGCAGGCTGAAGGCGGTGACGGCGCTCGATCTGACGTTCCACGGCACCGACAAGCACATCGGCTTTGCGGGCCAGGGCCTCGTCGGCGTGCGCGGCGTGATCATGCCGATGCGCAAGCCGGATGAGCAGGCGAAGCCCTCCGCCACCGAGAAGGTCGTTGAGGCGGTCGCCGCCCTGGCGCCCGAACCGGGGAGCGGCATAGACAGCGTGACCATCAGCTCTGGCGGGCAGAGCGCCACGCTGCACCAGGGCGACGGGGAGCGGATCCGCCGGGGCATGGGCGTCGTGCGCGGCGGCCAGGGGGAGAAGAAGAAGTGAGGCAAGCGGTCCGCTTCCGCGACCCCTCCGCCTGGTGCCTCGTCGCGATCGTGGTGATCACGGTCCTGGGGGCCGTGCTGGTGGCCGCCCTGGGCTTTCTGGTGTCGGTGCTGCCATGAACCCGGTTGCCGCCGAGCGCCTCCCGCTCTTCGAGGAGCCACGGCGCGCCCCGCGAGGGCCTCCGCCGTGGGCCTCGGAGCGGTTTCAGGAGCCCTTCGTGACGGCACCCCTGGCACGGGCCGGGGACCCGCCCACGAGCCACACAGCGGCCATCGCGGCCCTACCATCGGCCCGGGAACAGGGGAAGCACATCACGAGCTGCTTGAAGGGCCTGGGGCCGCTCCGCGAGGACGGGACCGGCGGGGGCACGGCGTTCGAGATTGCCCTGGCGCTCAACGAGGGCGACCCGGATGGGCCCTGGACGTCGGTGATCGTGTCCCGGCGGATCAGCGGCTTGCGCCTCAACTACGTCTACAGTTTCGACGGGGACCGCGAGGCCGGGCGTCTCGAGTGCCTCCGCCAGCACCCCGGCCACCGGCCAATGGCGGTGCACGTCTCGGCGGCCTACGGCGGGCGGTTCTACCCGGCGCTGGAGCGGGTGGCCTGATGCTCCGAGCCGAGCCGAAGACCCGGCGGTTCGATTGGCGGCGCGCTATCCTCGAGGCCGAACTGCAGCCCACGACGAAGCTCGTCGCGTTCGTGCTCTCCATGCACATGAGCCGCGCCGGCGACTCCTGCTTCCCCGGGCTCGCCCTGCTTCGGCAGGAGACGGGACTCGCGCGCAGCGCCGTGCAGGAACACCTCCTCGACCTGATGCGGCTCGGATGGATCGTTCGAGCCGAGCGCGTCGGTCAGCCGACGATGTACCTCGCGGCGTTTCCCGAGGCCGTCGTAGCCGAGATCGTGGCCGAAGCGACAGCCGGTGACCCGCCCGCTAGGAAGGCGGGTACGGAGGCCGACAACCCGCCCTCCACGCGGGCCCAGGGGGAGCCCTCTACGCGGGCGGGTCAAACCGACACACCCGCCCTCGAGGACGGCGCTACCCGCCCTCGACCCGCCCTCCTGGAGGGCCCGCCCATAAGGAATGAGTACGAGAGTACGAAAAGGAGTACGGGAACAGTCGCTACACGCGACGATGAGAGGACGCCAGAAACACGCGCCGCTGACGAGCAGCTGGGCTTCCAGCAGATCGCTGAGGCGCTGGCCGACTCCGACCCCGCCGCGCAGGCGTACCTCGACCGGAAGAAGAAGACCGCGTGAGCACGCCTCCCCTCCCGACCCGCTTCGTCGAGTGCGCGACGTGTACCGACGGCCTGGCGACGCAGCACCTGGGGCTGGATGGGGAGTGGAGGCCGAAGCCGCCGCTCTGCGGGGAGTGTCTGGACCGCAACGCCGAGCGCGTGATCGGATGGCTGGAAGAGCGCCGCCGGAGGATACTGGCCGGCGTGCCGCAGTTCACCGCCGAGGATCTACTACCCTGGAAGCCGCCGGTTCAGGTGGTGGAGGCGCGCGATGGCTGACACGCTGCGGGCGGACCTCCGGGCCGACGTGGAGCGCGCGATGAGGTCCTCATCCGACTTCGCCTCCGCGAGAACCGACAGGGCGTCTATGACCGCGCTTGAATACCTACGCCAGACGGTCGAGAAACTGGCGCAGCGGGTGCAGGCGGCGGAGGCCCGCGCCGAACGCGCCGAAGTCATCGTGAGCGTGGCGCGCTTCTACGTCTTTGCGTGCCGCGAGCGGGATGCGCTCTATGTGCCGAACCGCGCCGGTCCCGATTACAGGGCCGCCCGTGACCGCGCCTGCGACCGCGAGGACGAACTTTTCGGCGCCGTCGCCTTTGACCGGGACGCCGTCCGGGCCGACCACCAGGAGGGGAAATGAAGGGACTGCTTTGCTGGCTTATTGGCCATCGGTGGGAACTCGGGGAACTCGGTTCCAGCGCCGCCTGCACCGTGTTCTGCTCACGCTGTGGTCAGGTGAAGACGTGGGTGTCCCGGTGAGCGCGCTGGCGGACGCCGCCCGGCTCGCGGAGCAATGGCGCAACGCCAAGGACTATCGTGAGTACCAGTTCGCCGGAGACGCGATGGCATCAGCGCTCGACGCGCTGTCGTCCGCGCCGGAGATGACACCGCAGCAACTCAACGCCGCTACCGAGGAGACGATTCGTCTCGGTTTGGCGGCGCAACGAGCCGCGCCGGATGCCGAGGCGCTGGCGGGGTTGCTCTACGACGCGACGGCGCTCATTGAGCAGTATGCGCCCGCATCGGTACGGGCAACGAACGCACAGGTCGCCATTGAACGCTCCGCCCGGCTGCTGCGGGCGGCCCCCACGGTCAGCCAAGAGGCGATGGCGCGGGCGCTCAAGACGGTGGAGTGGCCCAACGACCCCGACCCATTCGAGAAGTTGCCGGAGCAGGCGCAGAAGTTCTTACTCGACAAGGCCGACGCCGTGCTATCCCGTCTCCCGGTGCGCGCCACGCCGAACGATACCGCCCTGCTCGACTGGTGGGAGAAGCATCTGAACTTTGAGCACGACACCGACTACGAGAGCGGCGAAGTCGTGCTCTACGAGCGCACCGGCAATGTGAACGACCGTGAGTGGCACGAGGTGTCGCGTGGTCCGACGTTGCGTGCTGCACTGGCCGCGCAGGCCGCCCCGGCGCGGCAGGAGGAGAAGGCAGTCAATGACTAACACCGAACCTCGAGACCGAGAAGCAATCGCCGCCTACCTCGCCAAGTGCGCTGCGGTAGTACGGTTTGAGAGGGCGCTGCGGGCCGCGCTCCAGCCGGATCGGGCGGTGACGTACGAACACGCTCAGCACCTCCGTCACGTCATCGTCGAGGAGCAGAGTTCCGACCGCGTGAAGGTGCGGAACGACGACACGGGTTGCTCCTACTGGCTTTACTGCACCCGTATCCGCGAGGTGATGCCGTGAGCAGCCTCGCGCCTGACCCGACCGCGCGGGAGCAGTTGGCGCCGTGTCCGTTCTGCGGACAGGAGGCGACCCTATTCGGTGGTAACGGGAAGGCCGTTAGCATCGGATGCGACACAGAGGGATGCATCGGCAACGTCCACTCGACGTGGTATGACGCCGAGTCGGCAGCCGAGGCATGGAACGCCGCTTTGCGCGTTCCCTCGCCGCCCCCGACGCCAAGCACGGCGGCCATAACCGAGGCAGTCGCCATCTGTGAGGCCACGGACGCGAGGACAGCCCGAGAGCGTGGGCAGGATGCGGCCGAAACGGGCTACTACGAACTGCGCCGCATCATTTGGAGACTCCGCGACGCGGCCTCCGCTGGTGCCCCGCTCGACCGGGAGACAGCCACGCTTCGCAAGTTGCTCTGGCTGCGGCATGGCTGCGTCATCGCCACGCTCTACGGCGACGACGGCGAGATGCAATGCGCGGCTTGCGGCATTGACTTCAAGCGAGCATCCGCCGAGGAAATCGAACGCATCTGGCGAGAGAAGGGCCTCGCGCGCCTCGCCGATGGCAAGGAGACGCCCAAGTGACCGCCGCCGTGAAGCCGATGCGCCGTCGGGACTGGCTGGCGATGCGCCAGACGAAACTCGGCGGCACCGATGTCGCCGCCATCGCGGGACTCGACCGCTACCGCTCGAACCTCTCGGTTTACAACGAGAAGGCGGGCCTCGCGCCGGCGGTGGAGGAGACGCCCGTGATGGTGGCGGGTCGCACCCTCGAACCCATCGTGGCTCGGATGTACGCCAAGCGGACGGGGCGCACGGTGTACAAGACCAAGGTGCTCCTCCATCCCGACTACCCGTTCCTCATGGGCACCCCGGACCGGAAGGTGGACGCCGAGGATCACCCGGAGACGGGGCTGCTGGAGATCAAGACCCACGGCGCCCACGCCTTCGACATGGTGCGGAACGAGGGCCTGTTCCCCGGCCACATCGCCCAACTCCAATGGTACCTCGGCCTCGGCGGGTTCACGTGGGGATCGTACGCCGTCTTCTCCCGTGAGGGATGGGATTTGATGACGTTTGACGTCGCGTTCGACCCCGCCCTCTACGCCGCGCTGCTCGACCTCGCGGTCAAGTTCTACCAGAACCACATCCTGCCGCGCGTGCCCCCGCCACTCGTGGACGCCCCGCAGGTGAACGTCACCCCGGTCGGCGAGACCAAGGTCATCGACGACGCGGTCATCGTGGCGGCACTCGCTATCTACGCCGAGGCCAAGAAGGTCGTGGACGAAGCCAACTCCGCGTTCACGATGGCCAAGGACGCCCTCAAGGACTCCCTGCCCGCGAAGGGGTCCTTCCGACTGCCCACGGCCACGATCCAGTACGTCACGGAGCCGGGGCGGCGCAGCATCGACAAGGCGGCGCTCATCGCCCACGGCATCGATCCAACGCAGTATGAGCGGCAGGGCGAACCCTACGAGAAGTTCGCCGTCTTCCTACGCAAGGGGGCCAAGTGAGCAAGCGGTACAAGGTGGCCATCACGGTCGAGGCCGAGAGCGTGGACGACGCCGTAGACCAGGCAGCGGACATCATGGTGTTCGCGCTGGGGCCTGCGGACTTCGAGAAGCAGGGCGGCGTAGTCGAGGAGGTGGCGGAGTGACGGGACCCGCGCAGGGCGGCGCCAAGGAGCCGGGGAAGGCCCTGACCTTCACGGGCCTCGTCGAGCAGATGAAGCCGCGGATGGCGGAACTGCTGCCCAAGCACCTCACGCCCGAGCGGATGATGACGCTCATCTTCCTCGCCGCCGCCAAGACGCCGCGGCTGAAGGAGTGCACGCCCATCAGTCTGTTCACGGCGGTCATGAACGCCAGCCGCCTCGGCCTGGAGATCGGCCAGCACGCGCACCTCGTGCCCTTCAAGAACAAGCGAGGCGACACCGAGTGCGCCCTCATCCCCGACTACCGCGGCCTCGTGCACCTCGCCGTGAACTCGGGGAAGGTGAAGCACATCGACGTCCGGGCCGCCTACAAGGACGATGTCTTCGACTACGCCCTCGGGAGCCAGCCGTTCATCCTTCACAAGCCCAAGCTCGGCGGGTCGCGGCACCAGGACGACCTCCTGTGCTTCTACACGATCACCTGGCTGACGGACGGCACGGTCATCATCGGCGAGCCCATGACGAAGGATGAGGTGGACGCCATCCGGAAGCGGAGCAAGGCCGCCAACGACGGGCCGTGGGTCACCGACTACGTCCAGATGGGGAAGAAGACCGTCGTCAAGCGGGACTGCAAGATGCTCCCGCAGACGCCGGAACTCACCGCCGCCATCGAACTCGACAACCGGGCCGAGTCGGGCGACATCAGTGTGGTGAGCGACCTCATCGACTCGGCCAAAGAGGTCGAGGAGCACGTCCGCGAGAAGACCTCCGAGAAAGCCGAAGCCATCAAGAAGCAACTCACCGCCGGCAAGGAGGCGAAGACCGCCGAGGCCCCGCAGGCGGAACCCGAGGACGAGGAGACGCTCCGCAAGAAGAACCTCGCGCTGGACCTCGAACTCGCGGGCGAGGACGCCCACGGGTGAGTGGCCCGAAGGATGCGGTGGCGCGGCCCAATCCGGTCAAGTCGGCTCGGGTGCCGCGGAAGGTGGCGTCGCCGCCCACCTGTAGGAACTGCGGTCATCCGCTGGACTGTCACTGGGGCGGGGTCGAGCGGTGCATATGGGCCGGGTGCCGTTGCCAGAAGGTGACGACCGACAACTAAGTAGCCCCACCACGAAGTGAGGGGGTCCACGGTGACAGAGAAAAAGCGGGTCCGGCGTCCGGAGCGCAATCGGTTCGAGATGGCCCTGAAGCGGGGCGGGATGAACGCCGAGGCCGTCGCTGAGGCGATGAAGTCCTACGACGAGGGCGTGAAGCCCCTCACGACCTGCGAGGTCGAGGTCGAGGTGGACGGGGTGCTCACCCTGCCCTCCGAGGTGGTGTGCAACCTCTGGCCGGAACTCGGCCCTGGGTGCGCGCTCGTCGGCGAAGTGACGCGCCATCGGTCGGGCGAAGTCTCCCTGACGCTGACCCCGGCCACGGTCGAGGACTAGGTGGCCGACCAAGGGGACGACGAGTCGGACGAGGTGGCCGAGATACTCGGGTTGCCGGTCTGCTACCCGGACAATGCCATATTGACGCTTGCACAGGTCGCCGTCGGGTTGCAGATTAGCGTGCGCAGCGCGGAGCGGATTCGGTTTCCCGTGCTGCACGTCGGGAAAAGGACGCGGCGTTACCTCTGGCGGGCCGTCATCGCCTTCTTGGAGGCACAGTCTAAGTGACCGGCACTCCCTCGCTCGACATCGTCATCCCCGGCGTGGGCCGCATCCATCGGCACGTCGGCACGAGTGACCCCAAACTCGTGCAGGATGTCCGGGCCGCCGTCCGGATGTGTGTCCAGCGGGGGCGCATTGATGTCCTGCAGCGACTCTACGACCGACAGGTGAGCCCGCTCCAGGTCTACAACGCCGTCTCCACCGGGACACTGAATGACCTCGTGGCGCGGGACACCCGGACCTCCGCTCCACTCCTGCCGAAACTGCGGGACTTCGCGACGGTCTACCCCAAGTCCGAGGCGTACCGGAAGGACATCCAACTCGCCATCACGCAGGTCGAGGCGGTCGCTCGGCAGGGTGCCCGGCTCTCCGACCTGCCGGACCTCCTCCGTTCGCTCAAGTCGCGCTACGAGCGCCGGGGGGCTGCGGTGACGTTCAACCGACACAAGCGGGTGCTGATGTCCTTCGCCACCTGGGCTTTGGGCGAGGTGGAGTCCCCGCTGTGGAACGCGCTCCGCAAGGTGCCGGCGATGCCCTACACGCGACCCGACAAGCCGGGCCTCACGGTGAAGGAGTTCCGGGACGGCGTGATCCTGCTGCCCACGCGCTACGCCCGGACGGCGTGGTCGCTCGTGACCTCGGGGATGCGGTGGAAGGAGTTCACCGAGGATGGCTGGCGACAGGACGCGGAGGTCGGCATCACCCGGGTCTTCGGCGTGAAGCGGAGCGCCAGTGATCGCGTGCTGCCCTACCTCTGCGCCCTGACGAAGCCGGAGCACGCGGCCAAGAGTTTCCGGGCGGCGCTCGCTCGGGCCTTCCCCGACCTCGCCGTGACGCCCCACACCTTCCGGCGCACCTACATCCAGTGGGCCGAGGACGCCGGCATCCCGAGGTTCCGGGTCAAGATGTACTGCGGCCACGCCGTGCCGACCGAGGTGCACGACCTCTACCTCAACGAACGCACCACGACGCGGGAGTTGGGGACGAACGCGCTGCCGCTGTCGGTCATCGCTGAGGACCGCAAGAAACTGGTCGCCTACATCGGTCGTCCGCTCGGGCTGGTGGACTTGGCCGTGGAAACGAGGACAGCATGAGCGACGATCTCCCCGCTGGCCGGGAGCTGGACGCCCTCATCGCCGAGAAGGTGATGGGTTATCGGTGGTTGACCAAGTGGATGGGCGAACCCGGAGAGTATCTCGAATCGCCGGACGGGTTCCTAGCTGGTTGGCGGCGCTCGGACGGCGGCATAACCGGACACTTAGACGGCGTAGCAAAGAACACCGTTCTCCGGCCCTACTCCACGGACATCGCCGCCGCGTGGGAGGTGGTCGAGAAGATCACGTCATCCGGGCGACTGATGGGCGGCGTCACGAAGCGCCTCAATGGCAAGTATAGCGCCCTGGTCTCGGAGCAACTCGGCGGTGGCGTATTCGTGATGAGTGACGACGTTGACACGGCCCCACTCGCCATCTGCCGTGCCGCACTCAAGGCCGTGGAAACGAGGAGCGCGTGACCGTCCTCCGACACTTCGCTGCCTTCGTGCTACCGCTTCTCGCCCTTGCCTGCGCGGCGTGCGCCGTGCTCTTGGGCGCGATGGCCACTGAGGATGCGGTCATCGTCTCACGCAGGGACCGGATTTCAGCCGCCTTCTACGCCCTGCTCATGTTACTTGGGGTAGCCATGTTCGGTGCCGCGTGGTGGGGCCTCGTCTCATGACCGACTCCCCCTGGCTCGGCACCGTGCGCGAGGCGCTCGAACCCCTGCGGCGCACGAAGCACTACGTCTGCGACGAGGACTGCTGGTACACCTGCCCGGCGGCCACGGAGGAGCACGACGGGGGGAACACCTGCAAAGAGTCTACGATTGGCGGACCCTGCGACTGCGGCTTGGACGCCCACAACGCGAAGGTGGACGAGACCGCAGCAGTCATCGCCCGGAAGATCGAGGCGGCACTGGACGCGGCGGCCCATGCCGTTGCTATCGGCGCCGTGTCTACCTTTCCCTCCGCAGCCCTGCGCGCCTTCCGGGGGACCCCGTGAGCGCCCCCCTCGGATTCGGCCCCCTGTCGAAGAAGGCGCTGGGGCATGGGGTCGCGCGCGTTCCCCCCATAGACACGCAACTCCTCGACCGGGCCGCACGCCTACTTGCGGTGGGCTACGAGATCAGGTCCACGGCACACGGGGTAGTCATGACGGCAGGGCCGATGAGGGTTGCGGGGTCGACGCTACGCGCTGCCCTAGCGTCCGAAGAGGCGATTCGGCTAGGTGACTGGAGGGCCGTCCCGTGACCACCTCCACGTCAGCCCCTCCTGCGGCCCCTAGGCGGACCACGTCCGTCCGGCCCCTCTGCTACGCCTGTGGCCAGCGGATCGAGGGCGGACGGGTCATCTGGCGCGGCCCCCATGCCTTCCATCCGTCCTGCGCCCACCCGGTCAGCCGCGTGCACGGGATCGTGGTGCGCGGTGGCTGACCCCGTGACGACTGCGGGGCCGGTGCAACGCTGGACGGAGGCCATCGCCAAGGCAGCGCAGCACGTCGAGGAAGGGCGTATGGGAACGGCCCTAGTGATAGTCACCTTGGCCGGGGATGAACTCGCGGCCGAACTGACGCACCTGTTCTCTCAGGTCGAGCGGTACGAACGGCTGGACGCGCAGCGGGTAGACCAGATTCTCCGTGAGCGCCGGGAGAGAGCGGGGGCTGACGGTGGCTAAGTACATCGCCTTCGTCGCGCAGCCGCAGCACGGCAGGGTGACGACTTGGGGCGTGTGTGCCAAGCGCGACGGAACCTCCCTAGGCAACATCATGTGGTCCCCGGGCTGGCGCCGTCTCGTGCTGTGGCCAGGCTACCCGACCGAATGGTCAGCGGACTGTCTCCGCGACGTGGCTGAGTTCATGGACAGGCGGGAGAACGAACACCCGGAGGCCCCCCGGTGACCCCCTTCCGCTGCGACGAGGTCATCGTGTTCGCGGGGGCCATCTCCCTGTTCCTCATCATGCTCGCCACGCGCGGGTCGGCGGAAACCGTCACGGACCGACTGGTCGAGGGGGCGCTCAAGATGTTCGGCTATCTCGTGATAGGCGTCATCGTTGCCGTCATCTCCATCGGGATTCTCCGGTGCGTACAGTGACCGTCTGGCGCATCTCCGAGAAGCGGAGCGACCGCAACGGGGCGTCCTTCCTCCTTCTCCGGGGATTCCTGTCGGAATTGGACGCGGCGACGAGCGACGATGCCGTGGGTGTCTGGGAGCGGGAGCACGGGAAGGCCGAGTACGGCTACGAGGCGACCGAGCAGGCTGGCACGTTGCCGCCAGTAAGGTTCCCAGTGGAGGATGACCGCGCGACCCGTACGCGGTGTCTGAATCCTTTGAGGCTTGCCGGATGATCGCCACCACAGGGCCCACCACACCCCCGCTCGTTTCACGCTTCGTGAATCGTGTAAGTCGTTATGGGCCCTGGAGGGCTCGAACCTCCGACCAACGGATTATGAGTCCTTCGCTGTCGCGGGGCAACGGCCACTTTTTCATAGTGCCGACTGTCGGTATTCCGACAGGACGCCGCCAATACGATGCCCAGGGCCGCCAGCAAGTCCCCGCGCTAGCCACCGCAACTCGTCTACCGAAGGGGTGCCGATGAACCGACCGACTAAGGCCGGGAAGCCGCTCAAGTCCGAGAAGCGGCTCGCCCGGTTGACGACCCTCAGCAAGCAGTTGGAAGTCGTGACGGGCCAGCGGGACGCCCTGCTCAAGACGCTCGACGAGAACAGCCAGCGGGCGATGCTGCGGCTGGCCTCACGGGGGTCCTACGACCGGGCGGCGCTGAAGTGCCTCGTCGCCAGTCAGCGCGAACTCCTGTGGTCGCTGGAGGCGCTGATTCGCGGGTCAGAGGCGTGAGAAGCGCCGACGTCCTGTTCCGCCAGCAACGGGTGGTCGAGGTCGCCGGGATGCTCGTGGAGTCCCGCCGCGACTACGACGGGGTGCCTGTCACCCTCGAAACCCTGACGGCCGCGTGGAGTTCGTACAAGGCCGCCCAAGATGCCGACCAGCGGGCGAGCGAGCCGCTGTGCCCGCAGCAGGAGCGTCCATGACGAAGCGTGAGCGGGAGCGCGCGGCGGCGAAGTGGCGGCGCATCGCGCGGGCGTTCGAGCGGAATGGACACGGCGAGCGTCCCTCGGTCGGCATCTCATCGGCCGGGTTGTGCCACGCCGCCGATCTGGCGACAACCCGCGAACCGGTCAGGGTGTGGCTGGCGTTTGCGGAACCCATCGAACTGTTTGACCAGGTCAACGGCCTCGTCTTCTACTGGACGCGCGACCGCAAGGGCGACGACTGCCGGGTCATCGCGGCGGGCCTGCTCGCCGCCATGTGCGACGCGGGCGACCTGTGATCCCCGCCATCGTCCCCATCGCGGGAGCCTTCCTGTTCGGGATGTTCGTCGAGGGCGTGGTACGCCACTACTCGTGCCGCGCCTGCCAGTGGAACCCGAACGCACCGTACCTCCCGAAGTGGCAGCCGCGCATCTGCGCCTACCGCATCGGGAACCGGGAAGGCCAGAGCACGGCGGCGTGTACCCATCTGGCCATCCCCGGCGAGAAGATGTGCCGTCAGCACTGGCAAGAGGCGCACGGCGTGAAGGCTGCCGGGTGACGGCACTCCCCGTGCCCGACGTCCCGGCGCTCGACCACCCCTACGCCGAGCCGAAGCACGTCTGGAAGCAGACGGTCCGGGCGATCGCCACGCTCATCTGCCGCCGGCGGGGTCCTGCGCATCGCCTCACGATGGGCACGCGGACGCCCTGCCTGGCCTGTACGCGCCTCGCCGCTCCCTTGGTCGTCCCCGTAGCCGAAGGACTGTTCTGGGTCGCCTGCGGGCAGCCGAACACTCTGGGGCTGACGCCAGAGCGGACGCGACTTGCGCTCGAACGCATCGGCACAGCTCTCGACGTCATCGCGCGGGCCGCCATCGTGGTCACCCAGGACGGCGGGCCACCACCCGTCGTTCGGGCCGAGAGGGCGTCCGATGAGGGATAGCACGGTCGCCGCGCTGCACCGGAAGGCATGGGAGCGCATCAAGGGTCCTCTCCCCAAGGGACCCGCGGGCCGCGTGGTGGACATCCCTGGCTTCGCCGAAAGTCTGCGCATCCTCCTCGTGGAGGAGCGATACACCTGTTCCGAGGTCGGGATGATGTTCGGCGTGAGTCGGGAGCGGGTGCGGCAGTGGAGAAGGGCCCTCGGCATCGCACCCGAACGCGGCCCGTGGACGCGCGTCTGGGTCGAGGCCGACCAGCGGTTCCGCCCTATCGGGCGTCGGGGCGAGAGACGAGAGAAGCAACCCCACGTCGCCGCGCGCATCGCCGACCGATTGGTCCAACGGAGGGAGGATGCCGCAGCCCGCAGGGTTGCCGTACTGGACGCTGGCAAGACGCTGTACGCGGAACTAGGGCGGGCTCCGTTGTGGAGAGAAATCGCGTCCCGGGCCTCGGGTAGGGTGGTGCCGGCAGAGCAGGCTGGCGGCTGCATGGAGAACATCTGGGTTGGAGCCCACCGGAAGGTTCGCGGTATGGGTGCCGAGATCCGCGCCGCCTTCGCCGCCATCGGGGTACCGCTGGCGCCTCGTGGTCAGCACGGCCACCTGAACGACGGGCGGGCCGATGGGTGACCGGATGCCTTGGTTCCCACTGTATGTCCACCACTACGAGTCGAGCCAGAAGGTGCGGGCAATGACCTTGGAGGCGGAGGGGGCATACAACACCCTCCTCCGGAGCCAGTGGGTCAACAGGAACGTCCCGGCGTCCGACGAGGGGCTACGCGGGTGCATCGTGAAGCCGTGCTCCCAAGAGGCACTCGACCAGGTGAAGCCATGCTTCCCTGTGGATCGAAGCGATGCTTCGGTTCGCTTCAACGTTCGGCTCGAAGAAATCCGGGCCGAACAGGAAGCAAAGCATGAAGCAAAGGCGGTGAGTGGCCGCAAGGGTGGTATCATATCAGGACTTAGGAGGCGAAGGGTCGCTTCAAGCAAGAACGAAGCAACGGTGCAGCAAACCCCAAGCAGTGACTCTGTATCTAGTAGTAGTAGTAAAGATGCTAGTAGTCACACAGAAGCAGAGGCAACTACTCCTGTCCCCGGTACCGCCCTCGTCCGTCGCAAGGGTCGATCGGTCACCGAGGTCCGGCAGCACGCTCGGGATGCGCTCGCCACGGTGGAGGCCCGCACCGCGCTCCGGCAGGACAAGGAGGCGATGAGGCGGGTCTGTGCCGAACTCGTGTTCGCCTACCGGGTGAAGCGCCTCGGCATCAAGCCCGAGCCCCGGTACAACGACAAGGTCGAACGCCTCATCGTGAAGGCGCTCCGCGAGAACGACGACGACGTCAGCCTCCTACTCTACGTCGTGGACGGGGTCCTGCTCGACCCGTGGGTGGACCGCCGCAAACAGTCCGCGTTCGCGATCATCCTCCGCGACCAGGAGCAGATCGAGAAACTGGCGGGGTTCTGCCCCGGCTTCCGTGCCGGGAAGCCCCATCCGACCGCCATCCGCTACCTCTCGCCCACCACTACCTCGGAGGGTGGCGATGGGTGAACTCGTGCACATCAGCCGCGTTCTCGGCCAGCCCACGCCCGTGGACCCCACGCGGCCCAACGAGCACTCGGGGGCGACGCCCCTCAAGCACGATGAGAGCGACTTCCCCCTGTATCGCATCCGGAAGGTCTGCGACGACTTCGAGGACTGGCTGGGGCGGCGGTTCCACGGCTGCGGGCGGTCCTACGTCGGCTTCTCCCTGACGCCGCAGTACGACGACGAGGAGCCGCGGAACGCGCCCTGTGACCCGTGCCTCGACCGCTTCCTCCTGAAGTTCCACCAGCCGGCGCGACCCCAGGACCACAGCGACCTGCGGCGGCCCCGGCGCACCTCGGAGGGCGAATGAGCCACCGAAGTATCGCCGAGATGAAGTATCAGGACTGGCTCGAACGCGACCAACGCGAGGGCACGCCCGACACGGCAGAGCGCAGGAAGTTCCTGTGGGAACTCGCCGATGACTACGCCTACGAGATGCAACAGGACGCCGAGATGTCGGCGCGGGGCGAGGACGAGGAGCGACACGCCGAGGAGAGCGCCGAGGAGCCGGACGACTACCCGGGCGACGAGACGTTCGCGTGAGGTGTCGCAACTGCGGCTGCGTGTGCGGCCCGAAGGTGCGCGTGGACCTGTGCGCCACCTGTCGCGCCATCACCGAGGCGCAGACGCAGCAGGCGGTACGCGACCTGTTCGAGCGCGTGGGTGGCTTCGTGAGCAATCTGGCGCAGGGCTACCGACCCGGCGGCAGGGGACACGGGACGACGCGACAGACGAAGGGGCTGGCAGACCTCTATGTGCAGTTCGAGAAGCGCGGAGAGGCCCTGTGGTTTGAGGTTAAGAAGCCGAGCAACCGCGACGGCCAGACGCCCGAACAGGTCGCCTTCCAGCGACGCAACGAGGCGTGCGGCATCCCGAGCGGCTGCGGCGGCGTGCCCGAGGCGAAGGCGATGCTCGCACGCCTTGGGTTCATCATCCTACGGTGAGGTGAAGAGATGAGTCGTCCCCGCGCGTTGATCTGGGGTGCCCTCGGTGCCCTCATCGGCTTGGTCCACGGCCACGGTTCCGGTCATGCGCTCCCGGTGCCTCCGTCGCCCTCACAGGGGAAGTCGGACCTCCTGCCCAAGCCGACACGCCACATCGGCAACAACCGGAAGCGGACCAAGAGCGCAAGGGCGAAGCGCCGGAAGTGGGCGATGGAGACGGCCAGCCGGGCGCGCAACCTCGGCCGGCGAGGGCAGCGCAGGAAGGGAAATCGGTGATGGGCTACCTCTACCGGGCGGGACTGATTCTGCGGCGCATCGAGCCGCGACCGCGTCCGCATCTCATTGCAGGCGGGAGGGACGAATGAGCAAGACGACTTACACGCAATGGAAGTGTGAGCATTGCGGACATGAAGAGCGCTCCACGCTTTCAGGCATCCCGATTGGCTGGTTCCATGTCGTTCAGCGCGTCTTGTGTGCCAATGACCGCGTCGGAGAACTCTGCTCAGGTCTCTGCGTCACGCGATGGTTGACGGAACTTCCGGTAGTGTCCCGGTGACGCGGCCCCGGCAGCGGGCGACGCCCCCATGAAGCCCAGCGCCAATGTGCGCGCTCTGACAAGACTGCTGCTTGCCGCCGAAGAGGACGCGGGCGTGCTGCCGATGGGGATGGCGGGCGTTTACGAGGAGATGGCCTCCTTCCTCGCCCGTCGCGGCGTGCTGGCGGTGAGCGCCAAGACGGTGCCGGACAGTTCCGACGGCTTCGTGCGACTGATGAAGCCACAACTACGTTGGGAATTGCGGACGTGGCTGCGCCGTCTGGCTCGTGGGGCTGCCCGGGAGGAGAAGGACCATGAGTGACTGCGCGGGATGCGGGGGAGCCGGGAAGCTCATCGGCTTCGCCTGTCCGGGGTTCCGGCGCATCGAAGTGCCCTGCCCGCGATGCGCGGGGTCGGGTGTCGCGCCCGCGTGGCAAGCCGACGCGATGGCGCGAGGGAGGGTGATCGCGGATGCACGGCGGTCCCTCGACCTCTCCTGCACCGAAGCGGCGGCGAATTGGGGCGTCACCCGCCGAGAACTTCAAGACGCGGAACTCGGCACGACGGACCCGATGACGTGGCCCGCGAAACTAGCGGCGTTCCGGGCGGCGTCCGCCCCCAAGAAGGAGGAAACCCGTGGCTGACGGCTACTGCTACGAGTGCGGAGACGAGTTCCACCTCGACGACTGCGGCGGCTACAACCCTCCGTGCCCCTGCGGATGCGGACGGTGCCGCTCCTGTTGCCAGGCTGACTCAACCGCCGAAGACGACTACACTTACGACGAGTCGGGGGCTGCCCGGGAGACGCCCCGCTGAAGCGAACGCCGTTGCGCCGCCGGCGCTGGTTCCGGGCCAAGTCCACCCTAAACCCTAGCGGGGATTCCCCCAAACGGAAGTCCCGAATCCGCGCCAAGGGGAAGGGGTGGTTCCGCAAGCGGCGCGACCCGGCGCACCGGAAGTGGATACGACAGTTCCCGTGCGTCGTGTGCGGGCGGGATGGGGAGTCGGAGTGTTGCCATGTCAAGACCCGCGGCGCTGGCGGTGATGATATCGGCAACACCGTGCCAATGGATCGGCGATGCCATGACGAACAGCACCGGGTCGGCCTGCTGACGTTCGAGCGACGGCACGGCATTGACCTTGCCCTCGCTGCAGCCGGGTTTGGAGAAGCATGGGATCAGCGGCAACTGAAAGGGGGTGTCCAAGATGAAGCCCAAGAAGCCCTGTAAGCCGAAGTAGCGCGGCTAATCGCTGTCACGACCCAGCGCCGGAGCTCAGACAGGCCGCCAGTGAGCGAACGAGGCCCCGGAGACAGGGGTAGGGGGCTTCCGGGGCCTGCGTGTCGCTGCGAGGCACCTAGGGGCTAGGATGGCGATGGACGCAGGGCGCGCCGTGTGCTAGGTTCGACTGCCCTTCTGGAGGGGATGGCGACCATGCGAGTCCGCTTCCCGGTGCTCCTGCTCACGGCGCTCCTTGCCTGCCGTGGCACCACGGCCCCCGATACCGTTGTCACCGTGACCATCTTCAACCGCCTTGACCTAGCCGTCAGCGTGTCGGCTGGCGGTACGAACTACGGGAGCGTATCCAGCGGCCAGAGCACGGTTCTGACCCTCCCGCCGCGCACGACGACTGTGACTTGGGCGTCGGCCAAGAGGCGCTACGCTGACGGCTCGCTGGTTCCGGATGACCTGAACGGGGCGTCGCTGTCCATTCCGCAGAACCTCGGCACGCTTGACATCACCAACATCGTGGCCGGCGTCCCGTACTTCACGCCACGCACGTCCCTCTCATTCAACTTGTGGCAGAGCGGAGACACCCTCTCCTACGAGGTGGTGCAGCCAACAGGGCGGCGTTGCGTCGGCTGGCAGAGCCACGTGGCCGCTGCCTCCTGGGGGTACTACCGCTTGGACGCTGGGACGACGTTCCGGGTGTACGCGGGTGCCTCCTGCGTCGGCAATTGGGGCTACTGGACGTACGAGCAACTCTCCACCTACACTGCGGGGTCGGGGGTCGTCGTGCTGGGGGTCACGCAGGTGCCCTGAGGGCACAGGGAGCCCGTCGTGACCCGACAGCCCGACTCTTCTCTCTTGTATCTCTCTCTTCTTGTGTCTCTGGTTCTGTATCCTCTGGTTCTGTATTGTGGGCGGTACACCGCCCACAAGATGGTCGCTCTACCGCCCATCTGATGGTCGGTACACCGCCAGTCTAGCCGATACTTCGTGGAAGGTCCGACCACTGATGTCTTGGCGTTCGAGAAGACGGCCGAGTTCAAGTGCGCCGACCATCCCCGGCGCCAGCGCCCAGCGCAGACAGGGGCGACCAGGCCCCTGACGCCTGACCACCATCAACCCGCGCTGGACGAGCGCCCGCTGCGCCTGCTTGAACGCCCAAGGAATGCGGGCGGCGTCGGTCGCCGCGTGTGAACGCCGGCGAGGGCGTTTCATCTGGCCGTCGAGCCCCGCAGCGCCTTGGAAGCATCCCCGAAACGCGCCCTCGCCGTTCCGCGCCCGAACGAGGACCCAGAGCCGGAACGCTCGGTCGGGCAGTTCCACGTCACCGAGAAGGTCGTTCGGGACCTTCACGTACCCGGATGCCACGAGACGCCTCAGGAGCGGCGTGACGGCCGGGCCGGGATCAGTTCGCGCACGATGGCGCGGGCCTCCTGCTCGGTGTAGCCCCACTCCTGGAGAAGGGTGCGGGCACTGCGGCGCTGGCTGGTTCGGAGTTGCTGGACGGTGCGGATGAGTGGATGGTAGGTGGGTACGCGGAACTTCGGTGCCATACGGTGCCTTTGCTCGCAGGGCTGAATTACCCTAGCGCATCGCTACGTTACGGAATCGGCCCCCCGGTGTCAAGGTGCTTCCTGCTCTCACGGGCAAGTAGGAGCGGGAACACGACCTCCGGAATCGGCCATTCCTCCGCCAACCACCTACGCACGTGGCGCTCGTCGCGCCCCAATACCTCGGCGGCGTACTTGCGGGCAGACAGGCCGGACGCCTGGATGTCTGCCCGTAGCAGCGCGAGTGCTTCGTCGTTGGTCATCGTCGCCCCTAAGATGCCTTCCCACCGTGGCCCGCGCTACCCGTAGGCGACTCCCACCACCCGCGCAGCATCGCTTGCCGAAGAAGGGTCACGACCCGTGCCGGAACGGCCCGCTTGCCGGCCGCCCAATACACCACCGCGCGCCGGGTCACCCCCACATCCTTGGCGAGCGCGGCTTGGGTCAACCCCAAGTCGAGCAGGATGGCCCGGAACTCGTCCTTGGTCACGGAACCTCGGTGCTGTCCGGAACGACGGTAACGGTGGCCGTTGTGTCGTACCCTCCGGTCGGGCACACCGCGAAGTGCTGCGCCAGCACCACGAAGCCTTTGCGCGTGGTGATAGTGCAGCCCGGCCCCTGGACCCTCTGCGGCGGCTTGGGTGCCGTGGTGAACGCCCCACAGCCGAGCAGGACGGTCAGGAGAAGCGCGGTCGGAAAGGCGACCATCCTAGGCATGATTCAAGCCCTCCCGTGCGAGCGCGACGAGCTGGGCGTAGACCTTGGGGTGTTCGGCTATCCAGCGGTCGGGGACCGTGCCGCCGCTGAGGTGCCGGCCGGTGCGCGCTTCGTGATCGGCCAGGGCGTTGACCTCACGGCATGTGGCGTTCAGCGCCTCGTGCTGGGTGTCGGTCATGGGGTGCCCCGCGCCTTGGCGAGGGCGGCGAGGAGAGCGTCGTAGGTCCGCTGGTCACGCGCCGTCCACTTGCGGCGGCTGTCCACCGTCTCGTCGAAGTTGACGAGCGCCGCTTCGCATGCGGCCAGGAGGTCCGGCGCGGCCGCGACGAGGCGCTGATTCTCGGCCCGGTCAGCAGACCGCATCATCTTGCAGATAGCTGGCTCACCTACTACCGCACCCACTCGCCGGACGTACAGGTCGCCCCGTAGGTCGCCGCTTCTGTCAGATTCCCACGGTCCCGGCGTGATGTCCCGCACGAGGTCCGCGTACCCATTCCCGACCTTGAACCCTGGCATTGATCCCCCCTAGTGATGCGCCCCGCTGGCCTCGAAGCCAGGTCCGCGCCGTCCGCGCGGGGCGCGACTGCCTTACAGCCACTCATGCCGGAGCGCATACCCGCCGGACTGGTACTCGCAGGCGGGGCCGTTGTTGCTGTGCGGGACGTGGGCGGGCCGCTTGCGGGTCGCCGCGCCGTTGCAGTAGCCATTGAACAGGGCGGCGCTCAACTCATACACGAGGTGGAAACCCATGTCCATTCCGCAGCCGCCCACAATGATTCCGTCGCCCTGCTTGTTGACCGACATCCCGACCACGGTAGCCGCTGCATAGTTCGGGTGGAGCGGCTGGCCGTCGCGGAAGACGACTAGCCCAATCTCCCGCTGCATCCCGCTCCGGCTGACGTGTCGAAGGACGGTGTACACCGTATCGCCCGGCTGGAGCCAGTCGAGCAACCGCGTCCGGGCCTCCGCGACTTCCTCTTTCGTGTACCGCATGGCGTCTCTCCCTGCTCGGGGACTGCCTGCCGGGTGCGGCCCGGCGCCGCTACGAACCTACCCAAGCCCCGCGCCCGAGTCGAACGGGCCTCCCGCAGCGGGGCGACCTACTACCGAATCGCCAGAATGTCGCCCAACGACTCGCCCGTTTCCTCGCCCCACTGGCTGCGCGGCGCGAGCCGCTGGCCCGCGCTGTTGTAGTCACGCCCGCAGTCGCAAGAGCAAGTGAACCCGTCGAGGGTCACTTCCCGCCCACAGTCGCACCGCAAGGCGGCAGGTTCCGTGTACGCCCAGGGCCACGCTACGACGCCATCGGCCACCACATCAAACGCCCCCGACAGGCACGCCGCGAGGTTGCGGGCCGCGTCCGGGTTGAGGTCGCCCGTGTTCCCGCTGGCATCGCACGGGAAGGAAAATCCGGCGCCGGTATCGTTGCGCCAGTGGAAAGACAAGGCGCGGTTGAGGCCCTCGCGCCGCTCGCGCTCCCGAATGATGTGCGCCATATGGACTCCGGTTGGGGTGTGGTGCCGGTCTTCCGGCACCGTGTCAGACAAGCGACAACGTAGGGAGCGGGCCAGAGCACAACAAGGGCACATTGTGACGCCGTGACCATTCTATGTAACAGGAATGTAACAGCGGACGGTATGACGCCACCTTGCCGGGATTCCGACCTCGGCTAGATTCGGGAGTGATGAACGACGACACCACGCCTCCGACCCTCGACGCCAGCGCATCGCACGCGCCGCAGCCGAAGCGCCGCACCCGGAAGCCCCGCAAGCCAGCGAACCCCAGCGCGCCCCCGCCGCCAACCGCAACCGATCCCACGAACACCACGCCTCACGGTAACGGGATAACAGCAGGGAGAGCGGTAGAGACGGCACCGGGCACCGGGGCCGGGCCGGGGGCCGGGGTGCCGGCGGAGCCGGGACCGGGCACCGATACCAAGCCCAAGCACGCCGGAGGACGGCCCCGCATCATCGAAACACCCGAGGAACTGGACATCAGGGTAGCCGCCTACCTCGAACAGCGCTCACGAGACAAGGAACCCGTTACCCTCACCGGCCTTATCCTGACCCTCGGACTCAGCAGTCGAGAGAGCTTTGAACGGTATGGCGAGCGCCCCGAGTTTAGTGACGCCGTAAAACGCGCGAGGCTGGCCGTTGAAGCCGACTACGAGCGCCGACTAGACCGGGACCGGCCAACCGGCTCGATCTTCGCCCTAAAGAACATGGGGTGGAGCGACCAGCAGACGCTAAACGTCCGCGGCGGCTTGGCGATGATTGACTACTCCCGGCTCCGGGATGACCAGCTCGCACGGATTGCGGCCGGCGAGCATCCGCTAGCCGTCCTGGCGTCGGAGAAGGTACGGGCGCTGCCGGCAGGCCCAGCAGATCCCGGAACGCCCTCTAGTAAGGAAGGGGAGAAGCCGTAACGGTTCCGCTATCCGTTGGTCGGTGATGGTGTAACCCACACAGCGGCAGCGGGTTGCGACGACTCGGGGAGGGTGTGACTCTCGCAATGTGGTGGCCTGTGTGGTGGCGGTGCAGGGTAGGCGGCACCAGGACGCGAGGCAGGGCAGGCGGCTAGGGATGGCAGGCAGGGCGGCGCTACCAGGCAGGCAGCACGGCAGGGCAGCGGCGCAGCGATCGGAAGGCAGGAGGGCAGGCAGGGGGCAGCGGAGACAAGGAAGAGGACGGCCTAGCCAGCGCCCGGCCCACGAGGCCACCTAGCCCCCCACCGGCACGGAACCACGGATGGCGGCTCACGTGGCTATGTGCGCGTCCTCGGCCTGCTGTTTCGCCCAAAGGGCATCACCCCAGGGGGGTGGGGGTTAAGGGTCGGGTGGTGGTGTCGGAATAGCGGCGCAGTGTCGTGACAGCGACTAGTTTGGCGCGGTGGTTCTCAACGGCGGTATTGAAAAGTGCATGGAAGTGTCGCCAAAGACGGGTTCCAACGGGTCCAGTTGAGAATGGTCATGTATAATCGTCATTCCTGCATAGGGTGTGATGATGGTGTCGTGACACTAGACATGGAGGCACGGTGAGCGGTTCACGGCGCGGGTTCAAGTGCCGCTGCGGTCGGCACCAGCGCTACAAGGCGAGTTGGCTGGCGGCGGACGCCACGTTCACCTGTCCGTCCTGCGGCAGGCAGTACGTCATCACGGGCGGGGTCGCTCGGCTCGCCACACGGAAGCCCCGGTGAGTCTTCTCCGCTGGCTCCTCTGCGCGCTGGACGGGCACCCGCTGACGGTGCGGCGCGAGGTGCCCACGTTGGCGGAGGTGGACGCCGCCCTCTTGGAGGGACTTCCGGCGGCTCGGGAGATGGCCCGTCGGAACCTTGAGGAGCGATCGCCGCTGGCCGACCTGTTCTTGGAACTCGACACGGATGGGAAGGGGGCACGATGAAGGTGAAGTCTGGGGTTCGCGTGTTCGCGATCGACTGCGCCCAGGGCGCGGCGGTCTTCGTCGCCCTACTGGCGCTGGGGTTCGTGTGCCACGCGGTGGTCGTGGTGTTCACCTGGGGCTGGCGGCTCATCCCGTGACCGCGCCCGCCAACGTGTTCTGCCCCGACTGCGGCTCGACCATCTTCGGCGTCCACACCTGGGGCGGGAGCGGGCACTGTCCCGCGCTCGACCGTGTTCTGACCCCCTTGGCCGAACGCGACAGGGTGGTCGTCCTGCTGGAGCAGATAGCCCGCTGCCTCGAACGCATCGAACACGCCATCCGCGTCCGGTGAGCGGTTCCCGCGTGGCCCCAGGGGAGCCGACGTGAGCACCCTCGACGATGTGCTCGACGCGGTCCTTTTGGAGCGGATGCTTGAGGAGCGGTTCGTGGTGCGGCGCGAGCACCCGACTCTGCCGTTGGCGATCCTCAACTACACCGAGCGGTGCCAGTACGAGAACGGCGCCTGGAACGCCGTGACGCGCCAGTGCCGTGGCCTCATCTACCGGACGGACACGCGCGAGGTTGTGGCGCGACCCTTCCGCAAGTTCTTCAACTACGGCCAGTCCGGCGGGGCGCAACTCGACCTCGACTCCCCCGCGTCCGTCACCGACAAGCTCGACGGCAGCCTGGGGATTCTCTACCCGATACCGGACGGGCACGCCATCGCCACGCGCGGCTCCTTTGCGGGGGAACAGGCCCTACACGCCACCGCGCTTTGGGCGGAGCGGTACTCCGACTACGCGCCTCCGGCTGGCCTCACGCTCCTTTTCGAGATCGTCTACCCGAGCAATCGCATCGTCGTGGACTACGGGGCGACCGACGACCTGTTCTTGCTTGCGGGCGTGAGTATCGCCACAGGGCGGAGCATCCCAGGTGAGGACGTGGCAAACTGGCCCGGACCCCGCGCGGCGCGCTTCGACTATCCGACGCTCACCGCCGCGCTTACCGCTCCGGTTCGTCGTAATGCGGAGGGGCTGGTCGTACATGTTCTCTCGACGGACGAGCGTGTGAAACTCAAGCAGGAGGACTACGTCGCGCTGCATCGCCTCGTGACTGGCCTCAACGAGCGCACCGTCTGGGAGCATCTGAAGAACGGGAAGCCCATCGCCGAGTTGATCGCCCCACTCCCCGACGAGTTTCACGAGTGGACGCGTGCTGTTGCGGCGCGACTCTTGGCAACCGTGGAGGATGGCGCTGCGGAGATTGAGCGCACCTACGCTGCGACCGTAGCCGACCTGCCAACCGGCCACACGCGGAAGGACTTCGCCCTGCGGGCGGTGGCGTCGCCGTTCAAGTGGGCACTCTTCGCGCGCCGCGACGGCAAGGACTACCGACCAGGGCTCTGGGAGCACGCGCGCCCGGGAGCGTTCCTGACTCCACGCGGCCAGACGTTCACCGAGGACACGGCGTGAAGCGCGGCGGCTGGCTGACGCGGACCCCGCTCATCACGACCGCGACGGTCGGACTTCCGACTGTTGCACGTGAAACAGGCGGCCTCTCGTGACCCACACCCGGAAAGGGATGACACTCGCCCGGTTGCTCGACACAGCGGCGAACAAGGGCGGCGACTGCTGGATTTGCTTGAAGCCGCTCACGCCCTACACCGACGGCAACGGGAAGGTGTTGTGGGGTTGCAAGCCCTGTCGCCGGGAGATCGAGCGGCTGCAGCGGTTCGAGCGCCGGCACACGTTCACGAAGGTCGTGCAACCACTCGCTCGCACGCCTTCGGCTTCGGTCGTCACGCGGTCGGGTACTGGGTGTCGCTACCGCATCTGCACGCGGGACGAACTCCACCGGGCACGGTATGTCGCTGCCCGACTGGGGCTGGCCGCTGCGGCACGCGATACCGGCATCAAGTACCCCACGCTGTACCTCCACGCGACCAAGGAGCGGTGGCAAGTGCGGTCCGTGCGCCGGAAGCCGAAGGTGTGAGCGCCCGTCCCTCGCACCTCGACTGGGCAGCAGCCAAGGCAGCGCACGAGCGCACGAGTTGATACTCGTCAATTCGCTCACACGGACGGTCGGGTGTTCCTGCGGCTGGTCACTCTCGGGGCATCGGGCCGAGGCGTCACAGCAGGCGTTCGTTGACCACTGCGAGGACGCCGTCGTGGCGGCCCTGCGCGGGAAGGGAGAACCGGATGAGTGAGTCCGACCGGGAGTTGCTCCACGCCGTGGTAACTCTCCTGTTGGCTGAAGAGGAGTGGCGTCGCACCGAGAAAGCGATTGTCTTCGCCGAACTCGTCGCCGCCCGCACAGAACTCCGGCGCCTCGCTGGACTGGAAGGACTGACCTGATGCGCGTCTACCTATCGGGGAAGATGCGGGGATTGCCCGACTTTGGGTTCCCCGCCTTCCACGCGGCTGCACGGCGGCTCCGCGACCTCGGGCACGACGTCTGGTCGCCCGCCGAACGCGACGAGTCCGAGGGCTTCAATCCTGCCACGGACGCCGTGAAGCCGACGGCCTACTACATGGCGCTCGACCTACCGGAGGTCTGCCGGTCGGACGCCGTGGCCGTGCTTCCCGGCTGGCGGGACAGCGTGGGCGCGCGGCTGGAGGTGTATGTCGCCGAGCAATGTGGCATCCCGGTCCTCGATGCCGACACACTCGACCTCATTATCCCGAAGCACGAGACGGTACTGGAGGAAGCCCGGCGACTCGTCTACGGCGATCGCGGGGCAACCTACGGGCACCCACTCGATGACTTCAGTCGCACGGGAGTCATGTGGTCTGGCGTCCTCGGGATACCCGTGACCGCCGAACAGGTGGCACTCTGTATGGTGCTCCTCAAGGTGTCCCGCGAGACCTATCAGCCGAAGCGCGACAATCGGACCGACATGGCGGGTTACGCCGAGTGCCTCAACCGCATCACCGAGGAGCGTGGACGTCGCGCCAAGGTGACGGGTACTTGATGGCGCGAGGGTGTCGGCATACTGTCAAGGTGTCGCTAGGGCGACGGGAGGTACGGGGCCGACAGGTTTCGACAGCGGCAGTGAAGGGGAAGGGCGAGCGGAGATGGGCACGCGCCTATGCGGCCCACGCTTCAAATGCCAAGCCTTCGGGCAAGGTGCTCGCGTTCCGAGGTCGGGTCGCTCCGCAGTATGAGCGGCCGGTCGCGATGGCTGCTTAGGCAGCCGTGAACGCCACGGTTGCGGCGCACCGTGAGAACCCAAGCGCCGCGGTTATACGGGCCGCGCAGCCCCGACAAACCGCGCTGGTGGAGGAGTGATGAAGTCGGTCGCTCCCAGTCTGCCCGGGACTTGAACTCGGGAACGCTCGTAGCTCGACGCCGGAACTGCGCGTTGCACAGGGGTTCGATTCCCCTCGGCTCCATTCGTAGGATGACTCACAGGAGGGCACGATGGCCGACAAGTACTGGTTGCAGACGGCGCGGGACGAGATGGAGCGGAAAGGCACCACCGGATCTTTCACCGCACAGGCGAAGCGGGCGGGCATGACCGTCCGAGAGTTCGCCCACAAGTCTCTCGCGGCGGGTTCCCGAGCGGCAACGCGGACGAAGAAGCGCGCCCAGTTCGCGCTCAACGCCATCGGCTCCATCGCCCGCGCGCACAAGGGCAACGACTGAGCTGGCGGTACTCGGGGGAGAGGGCACCTGGGATCACCGCGGCGCTGGCCATCCGTGCCAGTCCCTTACACAAGGTCCGCGCCCCCAGCCAAGGCACTCCCCCGGTCCGCCTCCACGACAGGAGGGACGATGACCGCACCACGTTTCCCGAAAGGGAGTCTGCCTCTCGCCGTCGCGGGCCTTCTGGGGTCTGCGGTGGCAACCCCCGACGCCACGGCGGTCTTCACGACCGACCCAGTAGAGAGCCAGAGGCCCGTACCGCTCATCGGTCCGGCAACCGCCCCTAGTCCGCAGAACGATGCGAACTTCATGCGCGCCATGCGCTTCATCGCCGAGCAGGAATCCCGGCCGGGGTACTCCGGACAAGTCCGCGGTGGGCACCTCGCGGACTTCATGGCGTCGGGAGAGGGACTGGCGCCGGGTGGCCAAGAGGAGGAGTACCACCGGACCCACCCCGGCGACACATACAACCAGGCGGACCCGCACGAGTCGGCGCAGTATGGGATGCGGGTCTGGCACGACCTCTGGACGCGGTCGGGCGCGAACACGTTGCCCCCGAACCTCGGCCTCGTGCATATGGACGCCGCAGTCCAGCACGGCCCCGGTATCGCGAAGCAGATGCTCGCGGCGAGTGGTGGCGACCCCGAGAAGTACTTGGCGTTGCGTGAGGAGTACTACCGCAGCATCCCCGATACGGCCTCCGAGGGCGGCGTGGCGCAGAACCCCGGCTGGCTGGAGAAGCGGATGCCCGCGCTCCGAGCGGCGATCGCCACGCCGGTCGCGAACCTCCGGTCCGTGGGCCGCATCGCACGCCGCGCGAGCACCGAAGAGTGACTGCTATCCGCGACATCCCGGCGTCGTGGCGCTTCGCCACCTGTGAGGTGGTCCTCGACCCCGCGACGAACACGCCGTGCACCACGACCATCGTGCAACACGACTGGGACGGCACTTGGGCACCGACCACCTGTGAGGCGTGCCAGCAGCGCGTTCTCGCGGCGCAACCTGCAGGCCATCACCACCTCGCGCTCGTCGGGTGAGCATCCCCGGCGCCGCCTCGCCCGCCGAACTCGAACTCGCCCGCGCCAAGGCCGAGGCCGAGGTCGAGCGGCGCAAGCGGGCGGGACTGTGGACGTCGGGCGCGGTGGCCCACACGGCATACCAGAAACGCCCGCTCGAATGGATCGTCGAGTACCTCGGGGTGCCGGAGAACACGCTCCGGTGGTCGCTGAACGAAGGCTACGCGACACACGAATGGGATGGTGACATCGACCCCATCCCGCTCGTGCTGAACGAACTCGCCGAGGGTCGGAGCGTCGCCGTCAGTTCGGGGACGAACACGGGGAAGACGTACGGACTCGGTGCCTGCGGGGCACTGTGGTTCCTCGCTACTCACACGAACTCCATCGTCCTCAGCATCGCGCCGAAGCAAGAGCAGCTCCTCCTCAACCTCTGGAAAGAAATCGGCCGCCTGTATCCAAGATTCAAGCGCCACTTCCCGAACGCGGCGCTCCTCACCGGCAAGTTGCGGATGATGGACGGGCAGGGCGACCAAGAGGTGTGGGCCGCCACGGCGTTCGCGGCTGGCGTCGGAGCACAGGAGGATGTGGCCCAGCGCCTCGCGGGTTTCCACCATCCGAGTATGCTGTGGCTCGTCGAGGAGATGCCGGGCGTCGATACGGCGCTCGTGAACACCATCATCAACACGGCGACGGGGCGCTTCAACCCAATCCTCGGGATGGGCAACCCGGACCACCGCTACGACACGCTCGGCCTCTTCGCTGCGCGCCCGTGGGTCAAGGCGGTCCGCATCTCCGCACTCGACCACCCGAACGTCGTGACGGGGCGCGACATCATTCCCGGTGCCGTCACGCCGGAGAGCATCGCGCGCCGCCTCGCGGACGCCGGGGGGAACCAGGACGACCCCATCTACCTCTCCCGTGTCCGGGGTATCGCACCCACGCAGTCGAAGAGGGCACTCATCCGGTGGGACTGGTGCGAATCGGCAGCGGGTCGGTGGGGCGACGAGAAGTTGCGTGACGGACCCCTCTCGCTCGGCGTGGACGTGGCCGACTCCCCGACGGGGGACAAGAGCGCCGTCTCGCGCTGGCAGGGCGCGGTGTGCACGGAAGTCGAGTACCTCGTCGCCGCCGACGCCTCCGAGGTGGGGCGCATCGTGCACCGGGAGATGACGAACCCCGACGCGCCCATCAGTCCCCGGAACGTGGGCATCGACTCGGTAGGGGTCGGAGCGAGCACCGTCAATGAACTCGTGCGGCTCGGGGTGCGCGTCCGCCGCATCTCAGGCGGCGAGCGCGCGGTGCCCGCCATCGACATCGAGGGCCAGTGGAGCCAGACGAGGAAGGACGAAGAGGGCGCGCTCCGCCCTGCCGGCCCCGTCGTGCCCGAGGCCGAACGCTACGCGAATGTCCGCTCCCAAGTCTTCTGGCGGCTCCGCGAGGACCTGCGCCTCAACCGCATCGGCCTGCCGAAGGACCAGCGACTCTTCGAGGAACTGACGGCCATCGAGTACGAGGAGCCGGGCGGCAAGATCACGCTAGCGCTCAAGGAGCACATCCGCTCCCGCGTTGGACGTTCCCCCGACAAGGCCGATGCCGTGGCCTACGGGAACTGGGTGCGTCCCCGCTCGCCCGACCGCGCCCATCTGGCGCCCAAGACGCAGAAGGTAGACCGAAATCGTGATACGGGTTTGGAAAAACGCCTTGCCGCGCACGCCAAGCACGCACAGGCCGAGGAGCGGCGCATCCGGCGCCAGTTCGCCCACCGAGGGAGAGTCTGACCATGTGGACCGTCATCGCCGTGCTCGTCACGGCCTTCGTCTGTTACTGGGTCGGTCGCTTGCACGGGGCCGTGCGGTTGATGCGGGACGCCGAGAAACTGTTCATGCGAGGACACCGACTCGGGCTAGAGCGTGGACTAGAGAAGGCATCCGCGTCGCGCACCCGGCAGTTCGTCACCGACATCCGCGAGAAGATTGCGAAGGCCACGGAAGGGGAGTCGCAATGACGAGCGCGGGCGTCCGAATCGACATATGGCAGCGACGTGTCGATGGCGCGGACACCGAGCGACTGTTGGCGCACGGCCAACCCAGCGTCATCACCATCCGTGTCGGGAAACACCTTGGACAGTTGGTGACTGTAGGCTCGGCTCAGATGTGTTTGGAGTGCGGTAAGCCCGTTATTTCGGGATACCGCGGTGCTCCGCGGAAGAGGTGCCCAGGCCCATGTGCGAGGGTGTCCGCACGGAGACAGCAAGACCTGTGGAACGCACAGCACCCATATCGCAACAGGCACGTCGGCAGACCATCTCGTGCGCGATTCACGCCGGAGCAACGACTAGGGCGGCGGCGCGCGGTGGCTATCCGCAACTTCCATTCATGGTGGACCCGTCCATCGACGAGAACGCCATGATCTGGCCGTGGGTCAGTCGCGCTCGCTTCGACGACGCAGCGGAGCAAGTCCGCGCTCGCCTCAGTGACGCGATGGGTCAGGTCGAGCACCTCCGCGCCGAGGTGGACCGCCTGACCGACGCCCTCGTGCGCATCGGGCGCAGCGAAGCGGGACTCTCCGAGGAGCCACGCCAGCCGCGTCCCGCTCCGGAGCCGATGCCCGACGAACTCGTGAAGTACATCGCGGCCTTCGGCAACCGGACGGTCCGAAGGGAAATGACGGCAGTGGCGTGGCGAAGGCACGTTCGAGGCACGCCGTGGGCAACTATCGTGGCCGAGGTGATGGCCGAGGAGCAGACAGAGTGAGCGCGAAGCGTCAGCACCCCCAGCGTGGCCAGAACCTCTCGCGGACCCCGGTGCGAATTGGCGGCCTTGAGCGCACTTTGGCCGCGTTCAACCAGGAAATCTGCGGCAAGGTCTCCGAGGCCCTCGTGATGTTCGACGGGATGCAGGTGAAGCCGCTCCGGGAGCGCATCTGGGCGCTGGAACACCCGTTCCGGAGTCGGGGCAAGAAGACGTGGGCCGCACTCGTCGCGCTCGCCGCGTGGTTCACGAAGCCGAAGGAAGATGCTGCGACGGCACCGGGGAGAACGGCAGAGCCGCAACCCGCGAGTCCAGGCGCGGGCCAACCGGGTGCTGCCAACCCCGGTGAGGTCGAGCCGTCCCCGGTGTCCGCCGCATGAGCCACGCCCCCTCCTACGTGACCAGCCCCCGGGTTCGGGAGGTGGTGGACGAGGTCCTGCGAGCCGCACAGACGGGCTTCACCGGAAACCTCGCCTTGGACTTCAAGGACGGGATTCCGATGGGGGTTCGGCGCACCGAGACACGCCGACTCGGGAAGGAGCCACTGTCACGCCACCTTGACAGCGAGGAGGGTGCGTCGTAGAATCGGTATCGTGACGTAGTACCGACCGCGCCCGGAACCAAGGGTGGGGTCGCCGGAGCCTGAACCCCCTCAGCCCGGCCTGTGCTGCCAGACGCAGCGCGGGTCGGGCTGTTCTCGTCTCCGGGGGTCACATGGGCGAATCACTGGGTCGGTTGGCGATGATGGCGGGCAGAGCGGGGCCACCCGCTCCCGCAGGGCCACAGGGTCCCCCGACCGCCGAGGCCGAGGGTCCGCAGGAGCCGACGGTCAACGGGGCGCTCGCCACGCAGACGTGCCCCAAGTGCGGCACCACGTTCCCCGTGCAGGCCGAGAAGGGTGAGGGTCCCGCCGAGGACGCCAACGCGGTGCGGGCGTGGTTCGAGCAGAACCACCCCGCGACCCAGATGGCGCGTGGAGCCGCCGTAACGCCTCCCGGACCCCCAGCGCAGGGAATGATGCGTTGACCGCACCCCAGGTCGGCACGCCGCCCCCTCCGATCGCTCCCGCGCCCGCGCAGAACCAGGTGGACGCTCAGGGACGGCGCACGGCCCAGGCGGACGCCCAGATGGTGGTCACACTCCACAAGGCGGGCCTGACGGCACGTCGGGAACGCGACCTCATCTCCGAGATGCTGCTCCTGCACATTGACGGCGCAGGTGATGCCCAGTGGGCGGCCATCTTTGAGGGCCAACGCATTGCCATCCCGCGTCTTATCTCCGACTTCCGCAAGACCGAGAACTGCCTCCGCCTCATCGTTGACAATGCCGTGGCGCACCACACCACGATGCCGCTGCGCTACTTCGCCGACTCGACGCCAGACCGGAAGTCCCGGGACCGGGCGCTGGTGGACATGCTGTGGATGAACTACCTCGCGGACGCCCAGGACCTCAACGGGGTGTTCGCCGACGCCCTCTACATGGCGATGCCTGCGGGCTTCTGCCCGGTGCACCGCTACTGGCGAGACGACGCCTCCGGGGACTACGAGGACGTGCCGGACGGGACGGCGACGCCGCATCCGGGGTCCATCGACTGCTGGGTCGGCAACCCCTTCGACACCGTGTTCGATGTCGGGGCCAAGCGGGGGTCGGCCTATGCCTGCTCCTACGGGCGGGTACTGCCGGCGGCAATGGTCCGCAAGCACTTCGCCAACGTCCCCGAGGCGGCGGGGTTGGAGGGCAGTACCCGGATGCCATCGGCCTCCGTGTTCCAGCGCATCGCGCGCCAGTGGAAGATGGACGGCCTCGGCGTCCACGGCTCCCCGGTCCTGAATCAGCGGGCAGGGCAGGACGGCTCCGAGGAACTCCTCCTCCTCCTCTGCCGCGAGACGCTGCCCGGCGTACTGACCGACTACCCGAACGGGCGGCTCCAGATCGTGGGGGTGCCCGGCACGGTGGACCTCCTGCGGGGCCAGACGGGCTCTGGACACGTCGTCCCGCTCGCGGACCAGGCCCTGCCAGCGAAGGACTTCTCCTTCTCGCTGTTCTACTCGCATCACCGCGCCGACGACATCCTCGGGAAGCCGTGGGTTGAGGACTGCGACCAGCAGCAGGTGGACCTCAACATCGCACTCTCCAAGAAGTGGGAGTTCCTGAATCGGGCGATGGAGTCGCCCATCGTGGCCCCCGGCGGCGCGATTCACGAGGACATGGGCGACCTCGGCGGCTACAACATCATGGAGATCGAGCCGAGTCTCGCCTCCTGGCGACCCCGCGCCATCGAGTGGCCCGCCTACATCCTCCAGGGCCTCGAGCGGGAAGCCGACGAGAAGCGGAGGGCCATCTTCACGGGCGGCGGCTACCAGGCATCCTCGCGTGGGGAAGCGCCCGGGTCCCGGATGGCCTATCGCGCCATCGTGGCCCTCCAGCAGGCGGACAACACGGTGCACGGGCCGGTGAACCAGCGGTTCCGGCGCTCGGCCTGCGACTTCGCCGTGGGGTGCTGGCGGCAGATGAAGACCTACGGGAACGTGCCGTGGCTCATCCGCATCGTCGGGGACGAGTACGGGCATCTCGTGGATCCCTACATCGACAACACGAAACTCTCGGACCAGCCGCCCTCGTTCAAACTCGTGAACGCCTTCGGGCCGAGTCCCGAACTGCGGGCGCAGGAAGTCCTCGAACTCTGCCAGACGATGGGCGCCGACAAGCAGCCCTTCCTCTCGACCGAGGAAGCGCGTCGGGCGTACCCGAACCCGATGATCTTCGGTGACGAGAGTTATCCCAAGGCGGTGCAGAAGCGTCGGGCCAAGGCCATCACGAACGCCATCCTGCACCTCACGGCGCAGTTCCGCGAGCAGAACAACTTCCACGAGACGAGCATCGCGCATCCGTGGGTCCAGCGCGCCGCACTCCTCGTGTTCGGGCAGGTCGAGACGCAGTACCCCCGCCTGCGGGACGATGACCTAAAGGCGCACCTCGACGCCCTCTCGGAGTTGACGCAGGACGAGACGGCGGACGCGATCGCGCGACTCGCCGCCCAGAAGCGACAGGACCTGATGTACCAGTGGCAGGCGATGCAGGCCGCGCAGGCGATGCCCCAACAGGGCGCTCCCGCCGGTCCGCAGGGTCCGCCCCAACAGACGAGTATCGCCCCGGCCGCCGTCGCCGCCCAGATGCAGGGCGCTGGCGGTGGCCCGGGTGCCGTGATGACGGGTTGATGCACCGGCAGTCCGTCCGGGCGCCGCGAACGCCGCGCCCCGCAGTACTGTCGCAACGAGTGAGGATGGCATGACTGACGTAGCCACCGAAACCGTAGCCCCTGTTACCCCCGCCGCGCCGCCAGTCACTCCGGTCGCGCCAGCGGTCGCTGCACCTGTCGCTCCGGCGGCTCCCGTGGCCCCGAGCCGGGCCGAGTTCCTTTCACGCAAGGGCGCTCGGCAGGGCCTTCGTGAGGCCACCGCCCAAGTCACGGCCCCCGCGAGTGCCTCGGACGGTCTGACTCCCGACACGCCGTCGCCGGAAGCCGCGGCAGGGGCACCAGCCGCCGAACCCGTGGCCCCCACGACTCCGGTGACCCCTGGGACCCCGGCAGCGGCTCCGGCCACGCCAGCGGCTCCGCAGGCCATCAAGGTCCCCATCCCGCAGGGGCATCCGCTCCGGGAGATGGGGGTCGAGACGCTGACGGCGCAGGACCCCAAGGAGGAGCGGGCTATCCGGGCCGCCCTCAACAGTTACGTCCGGCGCGCGGAACTCGCGACCGTGCAGGCCGAGAACGAGGGACTGAAGCGGGAGAAGGTCGAGCGCGAGGCGCGGGAGGCCGCGTACCAGACGTGGCAGTCGCGACCCGAGTACGCCGCCGTGATGGGGAAGGCGCAGGAGCTGCGCGAGGCGTACGGCGACGAGGTGGCGGACCAGTACCTCCGGGGCTTCAACGCCGACCTGGAGCAGGTCGCGAGCCAAGAGGTCGAGAGGCGGATGGCCACGGTGAACGCGCAGGCCATCGAGCGCGCGGCCCTCGGGTGGAAGGACGAGGCGTGGGGGAACGTGACCACACTGCCGGAGGTCATCCGGACGCTCCCCGACTTCCCGAAGTGGTTCGAGAGCGCGGTCCACTCGTTCGACGCCGAACTGGCGCTCGGGCACTACCCCGAAATCCAGCCCGGCGACACCGACCAGATGCACAAGAAGTTCATGAACTTCTTCAACGCGCTGCTCACCGCGCGACCCGAAGTCGTCGATGTCGTCAGGAAGATGGGTCAGAAGGACGTTGAGGCGCGCACCCTCGCCGCCGCGAAGGTCGCGGAGGAACAGCGCCGCATCGAGCAGATCAAGCAGGACGCAGTCGAAGCGTACAAGAAGCAGGTCGCCACGACGCGCGAGGCGATTCCCCCGCATCCGCTGGGGAACCTCACTGGCGCTAGCCGCGACCGTGTACCCGCAGGCTCCGAGGCCGCCGCTGTACCCGCCGCCGAGCAGAGCCCCCAACTGAATCGCAAGTCGGCGAGAGCGGCCGTGCGAGACGACGTCGCACGCCACCTCGGAACCTGAACAGGGAGCCAGCGCCCATCGGGGCGCAGGAGTAGGTCATGGCATACGGTTCACAGCACGCCACCGTGGAGGCGATGACCGCCCTCACGGGGCTGACGCACGACATCTTCGTCGGACGAGTGCTGCCCAACGTCCGTCGGGAGTCGCCCACCGCCACGCTGTTCCAGCAGGCGGCGCAGGGCAACGGGCCGGGCGAGTACCGGCTCGAAGGACAGCACATGGTCTTCGCGGCCGACTATCGGTTCGCGACGGGCGGCATGGCGACCCTCGGGAGCCTGCCGGACCATGTGGGCCTCGACCCCATCCAGGGTCGCATCACCCCCATCCGGCGCTATCGGCGCATCGCGGCCGACAGTCTGGTCGAGAAGCAGGCCAGCGGCCCCGGCGCGTTCCAGGACTTCGGCACGCGGCTGTTCGACATCCTCTGGGACTCGTGGAAGTCGATGGAGATTCGCCATTCCATCGGGTCGTCTTCCTGTCTCCTGGGGAAGGTCGACGCCCGCACGTCCAGCACCGTCTTCACCATCAAGGACGCCTACGGGAACACGAGCACGAACCCCCTCTCGAACATCTCCGAGGGGTCGGTCATAGGCTGGTACGACGTCAGCACGTCGGTCGTCGGTGGGGCCGGGAAGGTCCTCTCCATCGTCTACTCGACCCGTCAGATCACGATGGTCGCGAGCTGGGAGACGGAGTCGGGCACGCCGGCAGTGGTTGCCGACGACCTCGTGTACTTCGCCACCACAACGGACATCACCGCGGACTACTTCGAGTTGGAGCGGAACGCGGGGCCGAACGGGCTCGGCGTCATCGTGGACCCGGCGGCGGCGGTCTCGACCGTGTTCAACATCGTCGAGGCGACCTATCCGCGGCACAAGCCCTACCGCAAGGCGTCGGTCACCTTCGACCATCTCGAACTCACCGAGCACTGGCTGCAGCTCGGCCAGAAGCGCGGCTTCGACGTGACCCCGGCGACGGACGTCCTCCTCACCTTCCCTGCCTGCGTCGCGCAGATCGCCCGGAGTCTCATGGGCTATCAGCAGCAGGCGTACACGGGTGGGGACCTGAAGGGTGGGTACACGGGCGTCACGGTGAACGGGATGCCGCTCGTGGGGGACGGCTTCTTCTACCACAACATCGCGATGACGCTGTGGAAGGAAGGGTTGCAGCGCGTTGACCTCGGGGGTCCGGCAGACTTCTGGACCGAGGACGGCAACCAGTGGCAGCGGATCGGTGACTTCGACGGCAAGGAAGCGTTCGTCGCGGAGTACATGCAGACGTTCTGCACGAACCGCGGCGCGAACGGTGCCCTCACGGGCATCTCCGTCGACGTGACGAGCGGCGACTACACGGGCATCCCCGACTACTAAGCCCGGGAGTTCGTGAGGTGAAGTGAAGGATGCGGTTGGGGCGGGGGTCTTCGGACCCCTGCCCCGACCCGCCGCAGCAGCAGGACGGTCGCCCACCCGACACACGGTCGGGGACGGGACCGGGCAGCACCGGGGACGTGGGAAGGTGCCCACAACTCGGAGGACCACCGAAGAACGGCGCTCACGGGCGCAGGAGATAGGTGTGCGATGGCGACCAGGACCGTAGGAACCGGCGAAGCGCGGCCGATCAGCAAGAACCCGAAGTCGGTGATGTGGGTCGTGATGGAACTCATCAACGACCTCGTTGCGCTCGCCAACGAGATGCGGACGGACCACGCGGCCACGAAGGTCACCGTCGACCAGCTGGAGACGCTGGCCGAGGAACTCGGCACCGACCACGGGACCTACAAGGTCACGGTGGACGGTCTCGTGACCGCCGTCGACGAACTCATCGACGACCACGCCACCTTCAAGACGGATGTGGACGAGACGAATACGTGGGCGACCGAGGTCGCCGACGACGACAACAACCTCAGCAACCACCTCGACTTCCTGCTCACGCCGAACGGCGTGTACGGAGGCAGTTACTACTTCACCGCTGGCGGGGCGGTGACGTTGACGGCGGCTGGGTATGTCGACTATCAGATCGGCAGCATCCGCTACCACGCCTCCCTGCCCGCGACCATCACCCTAGAGGACCTGGGGGACATCGCCCAGAACTACTACGGTGCGTGGCGTATCGAGATCGACCGCCTCGGGGCCTGCACCGCGAAGTTGTGCGCCCTCGTCGGCGGCTACAGCACCGAGCAGAAGGCCCTCCTGTCGCTCAGTGCTCTCGCACCGACCGCGAACGCGGCCACCCTCGGTTACCTCACGGTGGTCAAGACGGCGTCCGCCTTCAACATCGGCACGGACAACCTCACCGTCGCTACGGCGACGGCCACCATCTACTACGAACGCGGGCCGCGGAAGCGGGTCTCGGGACTCAACGCCGCGCTCGGTGCCGCTTCGGCGCTGGTTTCGGCCTCGACCACCTACGGCCACGGGACCATCGACGCGAACATGAACGGCCTCAAGAAGGCCCAGATTGGTGCGGGTGCGGCGCAGGCCCTGACCGACGCGGACATCATCTCCACCACCAAGTACGGCGCGGTGGTCATCTGCACCGACCTCGCCGGCACGAGCACGGTCTCGCTGAACGCCGCCGGTCTCCCGGCCGTGCAGACGATGGCCTACGCCGACGCGGCGACCGCGAAGGCGGCTATCGACCTCGTGGTCGACCGCCTGCCGTCGATGTTCGTCCCCTTCGCGCTCATCCGGGTCTACAACGGCACCGTCGGCGATTTCACCTTCAAGACCACGGCATGGAACACGGCCCTCGTCACGGCCACCATCACCGACGCCACCGTGGCGGGGTGGGATCGGACGAAGCCGACGGGGTTCGACTCGCATCAGATCAGTCGGGTCGCGATTCCAGCCCTCGTCGCCGCGACGACTCCGGCAGCGGCTCCGGCCACGCTCACGGCCCAGAAGCCGACAGCGGGTCCGGCGACCCTCACGGCGTCCATCGCCATCACCTCGGGACCGGCCACGCTCAGTGCGGCGGCCGTGGATGACATCTCGACGCACGAGTTGGGCGCACCGTAGGCCAGTGAGACGGGTTCTGAGGCGGTCCGCGCCTCCCCCGTCGTACACCGTCAAGCAGGTTCACCACCGGGGGTAACTCCCCGGACCACAAGGGGGAGCAGATGGCACGGAGAACAGTCACAGCGGCGTCGTCCAGCATCGTCCGGAGGCCGGAATCGGCCATCTGGGCGGCACTCGGCGTCATCAACCAACTCTCGTCGCTCACCAGCCGACTGATGACCCTAGTGGCCGGGGACGGCCTCTTGGCGAGTAGCACCACGCCGGGGTTCTCCATCGACGGGAGTCCCGAGGACGTGGAGACGGACAGCACTATCGTCTTCCGGCACCAGGGGCAGGTCTACTCGGCAAGCGCGGTGGCCGCGCTCGACATCTCGGCGGCAGCGACGTGTGCGGCCGATGTCATCACGGACCACTACTACGGGGCCTTCTGGGCGTTCATGAGCACCGCCGGGGGTCTCGACCTCGAAGACGCGGCCGGGACGCCGCAGGCGCACGCCAGCGCCGTCATCGCCCTGTCCCAGTGGGCCGTGGCGACGAATCCCCTGCCGCCGACGGCGGGCGCGCACGCGGTCTGCATCGGGGCGCTGACGGTTGCCCCGACGGCCGCAGACCACACGATGGGGACCACGACCCTCGCGACGGTCGGCACCTTCTACGACCTCATCCGGCGACCGTCGGTCGAGGTTGCCGCAGCGAGTTTCGCCCTCGTCGCCGCCTCGGCCACGTACGTCTACGGCGCCACGACCTTCGTTCTCGGCTCGGGGACACGGGTGGCGGCTTCGGGGAAGACGGGGTGCGCCCTCACGGGTACCAGCGTCGCCAACGGTGCCGTGGGTGTCTGGCTGGTCTACGGCCTCGCCGATGACGTGGAGTACGCACTCCAGCTCGGGTACGCCTACGCGACTGTCCAGGCGGCAAAGGACGCGATTCGCGACAGCAGCCCGAACCCGCTCCTGGCCCTGATCGGCACCATCATCATCGACAACAAGAGTGGTGCCGCCTACGTCCCGGCTTCGACCCTGCTGGACAAGAGTGGCCTGTCGGTGACGTTCACCAAGAACGGTCCGGGTGCCGACGCGATCGAGGTGGGTCGCGCAGCGTTGAACCAGCCCTTCCTCGCGGCGGACGACATCGTCCTGCGCCAGTTGGGGACGCCGTCGTGACGCTGCAGGTGCGTAGGAACGGTCTTCCGGTCCCGCCGGTCGAGATCGCGGATGAAGTGGAGGCGTGGGCGCGTCTGTCCGGGCGTCACGCGACCCTCCACTTCATCCCGACCGCCTTCCTGCGGGGCCGAGTGGCCAGTGGGACGTGGGTGGTGCGCCTCACCCTCAAGCCTGGCGACAAACGCCTCCTGCTCTACCGGGAGGGGAAGGTCGCCGAGCCCCCGACCGAGGATGTCTGGCTGCATGAGCCGGACGCCTCGCATCACACGGGCTATCGCCCCTTCGACATCCTGCAACTCGGGGCGTCGGGGGTGCGGACGTTCCTCGAAAAGGGGGACACGTGGAGTGGCCGGGGCGAGTTCCGGTCACTGGAGGAGCAACTCAAGAAGGTGAACGAGGACAACGCGCAGGCCCGCGAGAAGAACCGCACGGATGCGCGCGAAGGTGCCCGGGACGAAGCCCGCGACAAGCGCCGGCAGGTGCTCGGGATTCCACTGGTAGGGGTGCTGGCCGACCTCCTACCGTAGCACGGGAGCGCAGACATGGCACGCAGCGTACTGGATCGCGTGAAGCCCATCAAGTCCGACCTGATTCCACCGGCCGGCTCGACGACGTACGGCACCACCCCGGACGGACGGATCATCTACCAGCGGACGATGCAGCGCGGTCGGGCCGTCCCCAAACTGGACGCGGAGGGTAATCGCGTCTGGCGCAAGCATCCGCTCACCGGGGAACCGCTGTTGCCGGTGAATCAGGGCGAGGTGTACGAGGCCACCGACCTCTTCACGCTTCTCGACCAGTTGAACGGGAACGTGGAGATGGTGCCCTACCATGTCCCGACCGCCGAGGAACTGGCCGCCGAGACGCGGGTGAAGAAGGTCGTGGCGATGAAGGACCAACTCGCCGAGGCGCTCGTGGACGCGGGCGTGGACCCCGCCAACCTGCTCGCCGACCTCAAGGCGCTCGCGGTCCCGGCGGCGACCCCCATCGTGCCAGCCGCCGCGATGACGGAACCACCCGTCCCGAGCCTGTACCCGATGGCCAAGGGCGGCGGATGGTACCTCCTCTCGAACGGGACGAAGATGCAGGGCAGCGAGGAGGCCGCGCAGGAAGCAGAGGCGGCTATCGCTGAGGCGAAGAAGGAAGCGGCGAAGGTGCCGGAGGAGTAGTCGGTGGAACTCAGTACCGTCGTTCAACTTCGGAACGCCTTCCTGCGCCTGGTGGGGACGGTGGCCAACGACTCGGCGCTCGTCGAGAACGGCGAGGCCCTGAACGAGGTCGCCGACACCTACTTGACTCTCGGGTGTCGGGAAGCGCAGCGGTGGATGCTGCACATGGGATACGCCGGGTGGAGAAAGCGGTCCTCGGCGCTCACATGGTTGGGCTCGGATGCGGCGGATGGGGGGCGCTACTGCGCCCTGCCGTCGGACTTCCTCCGGGCCTACGGGAATCAGCGGGTCTCCGCACTCCGCGAGGCGAACGGGGACCCGTGGGGCGTGGAACTCCTCCCGGACGATGAACTGGCCAAGGGGAACGGCTACTCCATCCGGGGCGACACGCTCTGGCTGGCCCGGACCGCGCAGCCCCCGACGCCGGTGTATCTGGAGTACCACTACACGCACCCGCTCCTGGCGTCGGGCGTCACACTCGACTTCCCGGTGGATGCGCGGTCGCTCATCGTGGCCGAGGCCGCGAACGTTGCCAAGGAGGAGAACTGGGAACCCCTTGGCCCTGACGGCGAGCAGAAAATCGAGCGGTATCTCGCACGGGCGCGGGAGCGGGCGCGGGACATCGCACGGGCGAACAAGGGGCCACGGACGCTCCGGAAGCCACGCAGACTCGGGAACAGGTGGTGACATGAACGAGACGGACGGGCTGGACCGACTGCTCATCATCCTGAACCCGGACATGACCGTGACCCTCCGCGGTCCCATCGGGAACAAGGCCCAGTGCTACCTGATGCTGGAGATGGCCAAGGACGGAATCCGCGAGTACGCGGCCAAGCAGGTGAATCACATCGTCGTTGCTCCCGCCGGGGCGTTGCCGGTTGATGGGGCCGGGGCTCGACATGGGTAGGCTCATCGGGGTCACAATCCACTAGGACGGGAGAACACGACCATGCTCGGCTACCGCGCACTTGTCGCCTCGCAGCAGGCTGCGGGAACGGCATTCAACACCTACACGACCGCGAAGACGGTCATCAAGCCGCAGGCCCTCTGGACCGTGCCGGCGGGGTTCCTCTCCCAGGTCGGCCAGGTCATCACCGTGGATGTCTGGGGTGCCCTCAGCAACATCGTCACCACGCCCGGGACCATCACGCTCCAGTGCATGATGGGATCGATCGTGGTGTTCACCACCGGCGCGATCCAGCTCAACGCCACGGCGCACACGCTCCTGCCGTTCCACTTCCTCGCGGTGCTGACCCTACGGTCCGTGGGGTCGGGGACGTCGGCGACGTTCATGGGGATGGGGAGGGTCTGCGGCGTCCAGTTCACGAAGACGGCGGGCCAGACGGACGACGCGCAGAGCGACACCCTCATCATGGCGCCGGCAACGGCTCCGGCGGTGGGTACGGGCTTCGACTCGACGATCGCGAACGTGTTCGACCTCTGGGCCGGGTTCTCGATCTCGGACGCCGGCAACGGCGTCACGGTGCACGAGTACATCGTCTCCAGCGACAACTAGCCGCAGACGAGGTAGTGCCGGCGGTGGTGACTGCCATCGCCGGCCTCGGCTGGGAGGAGCGGGACGATGATACTGAAGCCTACCGCGTGGGCGTTCGACGCGACCAAGGTCGCCTTCTGGAAACAGTACGGCGCCTCGGGCCTGTGGCTCCTGCCGATGTGGGAGAACACGAGCACAGCGTTGCACGACCTGGGGGATCTCGCGGCTCCGGCTGCCTTCGCGGGCGCCGCTCCGCCGATGTGGGTGGCTGATGCGCTCGGCGTGGGCGTCGGCTTCGGTGGGGTCTCGGCACGCGCGGACATGGTGACGCCGACCGGCTTCGGGGCATTGATGGGGAACGGCGCGTTCACGCTCGGCGCGGTCGTGCGACCCGATGCAGTGGGAGCAGTACGCCACATCCTGAGCGACGACAACGCCGGGGGGACCATCTACAGTTTGAGACTGTACCAAACGGCCGCAGATGTGTGGCAGGCGCGCATTTGTGCCGGTGGCGGGACGGCGGGACAAGTCACGGGGTCGGTGCCGGTGGTGAGCGGCACACTGGCCGTACTCGTCCTGACCTGGGATACCTCCAACGGATCACACCACCTCTTGCAACTCTACACGAATGGCAGTCCAGACGGCGCGGCGGCCGACAACCTGACGCGGAACCTGGACAACGGTGTGACGCTTACGGTCGGCCGGGAAGGCGCAGACAGCGCCGCCTATTACTCTGGCAACGTGCTGATGCTCGTCGCGCAGAAGAGTGCATGGACCCCGGCGCAGATCACGCAGTTCGCGGCCGACCCGTTCCAAGTGTTGGTTCCGGCGTATGGCACACACGGCCCCGCTGCCCGCACGCAGATGGCGGGTCCGTGGAGTCTGGTCGCCGAGACGTTGCGCGGCCTGGGCAGCACCGTGCTTCCCCGGTATCCCATCGGCCCGGCTTCCGTCAACGGCCCCGGGTACACCAACAGTCCTCGTACGATGGCTGGCCCGTGGGGATTGGTAGCGGAGACGCGACGCAGTATGGGCCAAGGGAGCACCGTCCTACCGCCTCCGGACGAGCACAGCCATCTCCGGCGCGAGCGCCGTGAGCGCCGCCGCTAGGCACACCAGGAAGGAGTTCTAAAGTGTACAGAAAGCCGCTGATCCGCACCGTCACGGTCCTGTCGGGACTGACGGAGTCCGACCTCCTTGAGTTGGGCGTCTACACGCTCGTCGGCATCGTCACGCCGGTCGCGCTCACCTCGTCCTCTATCACGTTCAAGGGGTGCGATACCCGGACGGGGACCTTCGTGCCGGTCTACGACGACCTCGGCAATCAGGTGAATGTGATTGTCGCCGCCTCTCGGGCCATCGGGGTCGCGGGTGCCAAGGCAGACGTGCTGGCCGCGTTCGACTACCTGAAGATCGTCTGCGGGTCGGCGGAAGGCGCGGACCGGACGATCCTCGTGGTCCTGAAGTAAGTCCGGTGCGAACGGAAGGCGAGGTGTAGCGTGCTCTACGGGGCGAAGTTCATTCAGCCGGGCGCAGCCGATGCCTTGGCGCACGAGTTCGGATTCAGTACACCGCGCACCACGGCGTCGGACCTTCTCGCCGACGTGTGGAATGGTGCCACGTCTGCGGCGCGCGTCTTTTCGGTTGACCTGACCGGGAAGTTCTACAGCGCCGCCTTCGCGGTCGGTGGGATTCCCTACGCCGTCGCGGGCGGCGTCACGGGCGTCAAGCGACTGGACCCCCTCGCCATCGGCACAGCCCATCAGGTCCTCCAGGTCAACGCGGGGGCGACCGCGCCGGAGTGGACCTCCACCCCGTCCCTGGCGTCACTCACCCTCACTGCAGCGACCGGCCTGACGCTTCCTTCCGCCGCCGGGACCTTCGGTGGTCGCCTCGCGTGGAGCACGGCGGGCAGCGACATGTGGTACATGGGTGGCCGTGCCGACGATTCGGACAACTGGGAGTTGCTCAGCACGAACGGTGGGTCGAACAAGCGTACCTACGTCTCGCAGTCCGGCAACTGGAACATGCCGGGTGGCCTCACACTTGCGGCGGGTCTCGCCGCCGTAGCCGGGGCGTTCAGCGGCCTTCTCTCGGCGAACCTTGGCCTTACCGTGGCGGCGGGGCAGACACTCACCCTGACGGGTGCCACGGTCACAGACCTCACGGCGGCGAGCGTCGGCGCGGGCACCTTCCCGGCGGGCGCGTTCGCGTTCCAAGGGGCGCTCTCGGGTATCACGACGCTCGGAGCATCAGGCGTCGTGACGCTGACGAACGCGACCGCGTCGTCCTCTCCGACAACGGGAGCACTCAAGGTTGCCGGTGGTCTTGGGGTAGCACGGGGTCTGTCCGTCGAGGAGGGCATCGCCATCTTCCAGGACTACGGCACCTTCTATCTCACGGGCGCGCACGGATTCATCTCGGTCGGTGGCGCCAGTGGCTACATCGACGTCACCAGCACCAACGGCTACCGGGTCACTGGGACCAAGGTTCTCGGCGCGCAGGGGGCTCCCGTGGCCAACGCGACCGACGCCCCGAGTACGATGGCGCGGCTGAACGACCTTCTGGCGCGTATGCGGGCGCACGGCGCAATCGCGACCTGACCCGTCGGTTATCTGACCCACAGGCGGTCGCCAGACATCTGAGGAGGAACCAGTGAGTGAACCCGTGAAGACCGTCACACTGACCATCAGCCAGACCATCGTTGCGAGCCAGGTGCTCGCCCAACTCATGCGCGTCAAGCGGCCGATGATGTCCACCATGAAGATGCGTCGGGTGGTGCGTTCCGTGAACGCGCAGTTGGGCGACTACGACACGCAGAGGCAGGAATTGCTCGACCTCCACGGGGCCAAGGACGAGAACGGCAGGCGCAAGGAGGAGAACGGGCAGGTGGTGTTCGCGGACGACGCAGCCAAGGCGGCGTTCGCACATGACGTTGGGGAGTTGCTTCTCGTGACGTGGACGCCCCCCGAGGTGTTGGCCGTGAAGGACTTTGGGCCACTCACCCCGGATGGTTCCGACTGGCTGCACGAGGAACAGGCACCTACGCCAGAGCAGACATTCGCGCTCGGCGGACTCCTCGAAGACCTGACCCCCGAGAAGTCTGCTCCACCGAAGACGGATGGGTGAGGAGGTAGCGCGTGGCGCGACTACTGTCCGAGGAAACGACGGACTTCAGCTACGGCGCTCTCGACAGTGCCGCGCCAACGGCGTTCCCGAAGACGGCGGTCGCCGCCCTCTTCAACGGTCGGATTCAGCCAGACAGCACGGTCCAGCGCCGACCGGGGACGATTCGGTTGAGCGCCGCGACCCTGAACGCAGCCACCGGCTACGGCGGGGCGTGGTTCACGACGGCGGCCGGGGTGGACCAGTTCGTCGCCATCTTCGGGGCGCAAGCCTTCTACTCGGTCGATTACGGGGCGACATGGGTCCCCTGCCTCGACGGGTCCGGCGATGCGATCGTCGCACTCAGGCAGGACTACTACTCCTTCGCGACGATGCGGGTCGGGACGACGAACTACCTCTTCGCCGCCAACGGTGCCACCACGGTTCAGCGGTGGAACGGACTCGTGTGGGACACACTGCCCAACGCGCCATCAGGGGTGAAGTTCCTCGCCTGTTTCAACGGGCGACTCTACGCCACCGGCCACAGCGGCGTTCTCGTGCAGGCATCGGCCATCGGGGCTCCGCAGACGTGGGCCTCTCCGGATGGGCTGACCGTGCAGGTTCGCGACACGCCCACGGGCCTCTTTCAGGTCGGGCCGCACCTGCTCGTCTGGGACAGTCAGTCCACCTCCTACATCGACGGATTCGGCGAGCAGACAATCATCGTGGCGGCTGGCGCGACGGGGTTCTCGCGGTCGGTCGGGTGCATGGGGTTCCGGACGGTGGTGGGTGTGGGGGACAACGCGGTCTGCTGGCTGAGTCGGCGCGGGGTCGAATACTACTCACCGAGCAGCGGCATCACCCTGATGAGTCGGTCGGTCCAGTCGTTCCTCCTCAGTATCGACTGGTCGGAACTCTACGCCAATCCGGGGCGGATGTCAGGCGCCTACGACGACATCGAGCAGAACTTCCACTTGGCGCTCTCGACCAACGGGACACGGAACAACCGGGTCCTCGTGCTGAACCTGCGTGAGAACGCGCAGTGGCAACGGTCGGGGCCGACCGGGGCCTGTGCGATTGACCAACTCCAGAGTCCCATCGGTGGTGATGTATCCCTCGGGACGAGTGACGGGATGTACCTCGACGCGGTAACGGGAGGCAGCGGGGTGACCGGCGACGCGAACGGGTATCTGACGTTGGCGGCCAACGGGTTCATCGTGGCGGCCGACCTCGACGGCTATCTGGAGGTGGTGACGGACGACACCGTCCCCGCGACCCTCTTCTCTGGTCCGGACAGCAGCGGCATGACGACCATCTACTCCTTGGGCTACGACGGCTTCGTGCGGCGGCACTCGGGCGCCACGAAGGACGACGAACTCTTTGGCGGGACGGGCGGGACCGACGTCACGATGACGCTCATCTCGCGGCCCTTCCTCCTGGGCCGACCGCGGCAACGCAAGCGGGTGCGCGCGGTGCATGTCTCGGCCGAGATCCCCGACGCGATGTCCTTGGTCGTGGCTGTACGTGGCGGAGGCGTCCAAGGTGCCCGCCAGACCATCGCGTACGCGGCGACCGGCCTCTCGCAGAGTCGGCGCGGGCGGGCGATGGTGAACGTCGTCGCCGATGAACCCCAAGTTGAGTGCTGTGTGACCAACGACGCCAAGATTTCCCTCCTTGGCGTCAGCGCGGAACTCCTCCGGGAGCAGGTGGCCTGATGCTGCGCCGCCCGCCGAACGGCGATCCCTACCTCACGGAGTTGGTCGCGACGCTCAACGCGGAACTCGCGCGCAAGGAGCCGACCATCGTGGGCACGGTCTACGATGGGTCGAACCTCGGGGTGCGATTCCGCTCGCCGTTGGATGCCCCGTGGGTCCAGGTGCACGTCCAGAGCACGGCGGCGGGCAAGGGCGGCGTCGCGGCCTACGACCCAGCCAACTACGTCTCGACGACGCTGGTGGACTGCCGCGCCGACCGCCTTCAGGACCGGACGATTGCACTCACGCCCGGCCTCGGGTACGCGGTCTTCCTGGCCCCGGTGCAGTACGACGGCGCGGGGACGAAGGTGCTGTACGACGGCGTGGGCGGGCGACCGGACGCGATGGCCAAGTTGGCGACGGGTGGCCCCGGCGGAATGCCCTGGGGGTTCCCGCTAGGCGTCACGGTGAACGACGCCTTGCAGTGGACCGGCGTGGCGTGGGTCGCGCAGAAACTCCCCGAGTACAACGTCCGGACGATGTTCGGCGCTGCGGTGGATGGCGCCACGGACGATACCGCGAAGGTGCAGGCGGCTATCGCAGCGGCCGTTGCGGCGGGCGGCGGGCGCGTGCTCGTCCCGGCGACGGGCCACGCCTGTATGGTGTCCTCGAACTACGCCATCGTCCTCGGGTCCAACGTCGAACTCGTGGGCGAGCCGGGGGCCGAACTCAAGGCCATTTCCAACTCGCTGACGGACTACGCCATCGTCTACGCCACCTGTGTCTCGAACGTCGCTGTCCGCAACCTCAAGATCACGGGCGACCGGGGCACACACGGAGGCGGTGGCGAGTGGGGCATGGGCGTTCACTTCGAGGGCGTCCTGAATGGGGCCATCACCGACTGTTACATCAAGGACTGCTGGGGCGACGGTATCTACATCGGTTCTGCGGCGGGCGAGACGGTGCCGTGTCAGGACATCCGCATCACGAGTTGCACCTCGGACAACAACCGACGCCAGGGCCTCAGCGTCGTCGGGTGTCTGCGCGGCCAGATCATCGGGAACACGTTCAAGAATACGAATGGCACGGCACCCCAAGCCGGGATTGATGTCGAGCCGAACGCCGTCAGCCAGGTCTCCGACATCGCCATCCTCGGGAACATCTGCATCAACAACACCGGGGCCGGCATTCTGTTCGGCTCATGGGCACCCGTCCTCACGCCAGGGTGCAGCGTGGAGGGCAACACCGTCCTGACCTCGGGTGGCGCGGGCATCTCCGTGAGCGATGCGGCGGCGGGATGCCTCGTGCGCGGCAACACGGTGCGGTCCTGCACAACCACCGGCATCTCGACGTGGAGCGACGACAGCGAGGTCTCGGGGAACACAATCTCGGCGTGCGCGACCGGCATCATCGCCGAGGCCAACCGCGTCAGTGTGCTCGACAATACCATCCGTAGCGTAACCGGCATCGGGATCAATGCGGTCGGCGGATACTCCTACGCCCGCATCGCACATAACCTCATCGACGGGGCCGTCGGCAACGGCATCTACTCGGGCCAGGCGTCTACCACCTGCTCGTTCAACCAAGTGAAGGATGTCACCACCGTCGTAGACGGCATGGTCAAGTTCGGCGCCGTAGACGGTGCGCGACTCATCGGGAACGTCTGCCTGCTCACCACGCCCGACGGATCGGTCGTGCCCTTCTACTTCCTGGCCGCCCACCAGCCAGCCGTCTTTCTCGCCAACCTCACCACGGGCACGGCGGCCATCGCGGGGCGGCTTCTGGCCGACGACGGCCTCATGGGCATCAACGGGACGGATTACAACACGTTCTTTGGCCAGCAAGCCGGGTCCAACATCATCGTCGGTGCCCAGGAAAACACCTTTGTCGGCTATCAGGCGGGCCTCATCGGCGGCGGCAGTTCAACGGCGCTCAAGAGCAATGTCGCCCTCGGATTCTATGCGCTCCGCAACATCATCACGGGGTACAACAATACCGCCACGGGGGCCTACTCCTTCCAGTCGATTACGTCGGGGCACTACAACACGGCCGCCGGTTCGAACGCCGGGGGCTCACTCCAGTCAGGGCACTACAATGTTGCGGTGGGTTATTCCGCCCTCCGGGCCAACGTCTCCGGTTCCTATAACGTGGGTCTCGGCCAGTCGGCGGGTCGCTATGAGACGGGGTCCAATGCCTTCTATGTAGACAATCAGGATCGCACCGACACGGCGGGCGACAAGGCGAAGGCGCTGCTCTACGGCATCTTCGACGCCACCGCAGCGAACCAGCGGCTTACCGTCAATGCCCAGTTCACGGTGTCCGATGTCACCGACGCCACGTCAGCCGTAGCGGCCTCGCTCACGACGGCGGGTGGCCTCGCGGTGGCGAAGTCAACGTACGTCGGTGGGACGGAGCACGCCGACATCTTCGACTCGGCCACGAACACCGATGTCCTCTTCAAGCGGAACACTGTCCTGCAACTCACGCTCGGTTCCCTCCTGGCGACGTTCGCGGGCGACATCGTGGCTGTCGGCGGCTTCCGCCAGACCATCGACGACTGGACGCAGGAACTTGTGGTGGCCGGGCAGACGGCCGTCGAACTCACCCGATCCTCGGGTCGCTGGCGGGCGCCGCGCGCCGGGTCGGTGACCGCCCTCGTCGTGACCTCTACTGCGGCGCGCGTGGCGGGCACACTCACCATCACCGTCTACAAGAACACGGGGTTGGCCGATGCAGTCGGGGCGGTTCTCGGCACCCTGAGCGCGGTGCTCGACGGAACGAATCCCTCGCGCAAGGCGACGACGCAGGCGAAGGACACGGATGTCTTCGCGGCCGGGGATGAACTCTACCTCGCGGTGACGACGGACGCGGGCTGGCTGCCGATCACGGCGAACATACGGTGCAGTCTGGAAGTGGAGACCTGATGGCCGACGTCACCGTTCTCGTCGAGGCGGACCACCGCCATCGGAAGATGCTGCCGGGGGAGACGCTGGTCGATGGAAGTGGTTCGCCTGTCGGCGGCGGAGGTACACCCTCCGCTACCGTGGCGAGCGCGACGTCCTTCGGAGTCACACCCGCCGCAGGAGCGGCCAGCGAGTACTCGCGGGGCGACCACAACCACGGGACACCTGCCGCCCCGACCCTCGCTGGCTTAGGGGCCGGGGATTCGGCCACCAAGAACGTTGGGACAATCGCGGGCACGGTGGCGGCGGGCGACGATGCGCGACTGTCGAACGCGCGACCTGCCAGCGATGTGTCCACCTGGGCGAAGGCCGGGACCAAGCCGTCCTACACCTACTCAGAGGTCGGCGCTGACCCGGCGGGTGCCGCCGCAGCGATTACCCTGGCGGGCTTGGGTGGGGTCCCGACCTCTCGGCACATCGACACCACCGCGCCAGTCACCGGGGGCGGCGACCTGACGGCTGACCGCACGATTGCCGTATCGGACTTCACGCCATCGGGCACAGGGCACGCGCGGGGCACGGTCCCCGATCCCGGTGCGGCGGCAGGTACAACGAAGTTCCTGCGGGAAGACGCGACGTGGGCGGTTCCCGCTGGCGGTTCTGGACTGACGCACCCGCAAGTGCTTGCGCGGGTTTCTTTGAGGATGTGACCCATGTTCCTCGACAACGCCAATCGCAAGTTGCAGGTGATCCTCGCAGCGGCGAAGTCCAGCGTGGACTGCCCCGTGGTCGTGGACTGGGTGGACATCACCGCCTCCGCGACGACGCCGGGTCCGACGCCGACGGTGACCAACGGCGTGACGGCGGTGGACATCGTGCCCGCCCCCGGAGGGTCCACGCAGCGGAAGGTGAACGGCCTCTCGCTGGTCAATGTGGACACGGGAGCCATCACGCCGACGATTCGGCTGTTCGACAACTCGACGCTCTCTACGCTGTTCAAGGCCACGCTCCAGGTCGGCGAGGCGCTGTACTACACGGACGTCGAGGGATTCTTCGTCGTGGATGCAGCCGGTGGGCGGAAAGTGGCGGGGCGATCGGGCCGCTATCTCAAGACGACGCTGGTCTTGAATCCGACCACGGCCTTCGTCACGGGTCCAGAGACGAACACGATCTTCGTCAGGCTTCAGGCTGCTGGAGGCGCGGGTGGGGGCTGCACGTCCGTCGCGTCGGCGGCTGGAGCGGCAGGCGGTGCGTCCGGGGGCGGCTACGCCGAGAAGACCTTCGCGGTTGCGCCGAACACCTCCTATGTATGCGCCGTAGGACTCGGCGGAACGGGGGTCTCTGCGGCGGCGGGCAACCCCGGCGGCGATACGACGTTCGCGGTCGGCGGCGTGACCGTCACGGCCAAGGGCGGCCTCGGTGGCCCGCAGTGCGTCCCGACGACGGCTCTCAAGGCGTTCCTCGGCGCAGCGGGACCGGCCGTCTCCACGAACGGGGACCTCAACGACGGTGGCGTAGCGGGCGGCCCCGGCATCATTCTCATCGTGACCGGGTCCGTGGGCGTGTCTGGGGAGGGCGGCGCCTCGATGCTGGGCAACGGCGCGCTCGGTGTGGTCGCCGCAGGGAACGGGACGAACGCCACGGTGGGCTACGGCGGTGGCGGGAGCGGGGGGCTGACGGCGGCCTCGGCTGCGCGAGCTGGCGGCAATGGCGCGGCAGGCGTAATTAGCGTTGACGAGTTCGCGTGATTGGGTTCAAAGTTGGCAGGCAAGGAGTATCGCGATGACGGCACCAATAGGCGAAACCGAAGAAGAGCGGCAGCGGCGCCTCAATCAGGCGGCGACATTCGATGCTGCGGCGGCCGGTTCCCGTTCTGAGGGAATGGGTAGCACCCTATACGGGGCTGGCGACCAAGGTAGCGGCGCCCCCGGTGGCCCTGCTGCGCTTGGGCCGAACACGCAGGGCGTTGGTAGTGCTCCGTCACTCAACGCCAGCCCCGGTACGCAGGTGGACGTGGGGCAGAACCTCGCGGCGCTGAACTCCGCCGCGGGCGGGTCGAAGACCTCCGGTGGCTCCGCCGCGCCAACGGACGTCGGAACAAAGACACCGAGTCCGCAGACCGGCGGCCAAGCGGCCACGAGCACGACCATCCCCTCGGGGTTCGTGCAGCCGCCTCCGCCTCCGCCTCCTGCGGCTCCGGACCTCTCGGGGCTGACGGACCAGGTGAGCAAGTTCGCCTCGGACTGGATGAACAACCCGAGCGCCTACGGGACCGACGCGATGACGGCGGCGCGCACGGCCAGTAACGCGGACCTCGCCAAGTCCCAGGCGGATTCCGAGCGGCAGATCGCCGAGTGGGCGCAGGGGCGCGGCCTCCTCGGCAGTTCCTACGAGGGCGACCAGCGGGTGCAGCTCTCCGGGGAGATGCAGCGGGCCAAGCAGGACTTCGAGGCCCAGCTCATGGAGAAGATGGCGACCGCGCAGGCGCTGGGGCAGCAGAACGCCGGGAACCTCGGCCTCGAAACGGTCAAGGCGGGCACCGAGGCACAGCAGGCCGCAGCGGCGCAGGCGCTGGAGCAGCAGAAGTTGGCGGAGACCAAGACGGAGTTCGCCGGGACGCAGGGCATCAGCCAGCAGGACATCGACCTCAAGGCGCAGCAGTTGCAGCAGGACGCGGCCACGCAGGGCCGAACATTGGACCTCCAGCAGGCGCAGCAGGAGGCCACACAGTCCCTCCAGCTCCAGCAACTCGGCATCAGCCAGCAGGACGTGGACCTACGGGCCCAGCAGTTGGTACAGGACGCCGCGACGTCGGGCCGGACCCTCGACCTGCAAGCGGCCCGCGACCAGGCGAGCACCGCGCTGCAGCAGGAGCAGATGCAGTTGAACGCGACTCTGGCGGGGAACGAGCTGGCCCAGCAGCAGAGTCAATTCGCCCAGACGATGGGTCTCAACCAGCAGCAGTTCGTGGCCCAACAGGCGCAGTTCGCCCAGACGTATAGCGAGCAGGTGAACGCACGGCTCCAGCAGAACGCCCAGTGGGCGACGACGCTGCAGTCCCAGCAGGCCAAGGATGCCATCAGCGCCGGACTCCAGCAGCAGGCGCTCGACCTCCAGAAGCAAGGGATGGACGCCGACACATCGTACAAGACCATCGCCCTCAAGCAACAGGGGGACATGCAGCAGCAGGCGCTCGACCTCCAGAAGCAAGGGATGACCGCGGACGAGTCCTACAAGTACGCGGCCCTTAGTCAGGACGCGACGTTCAAGCAGATGGCCGCGAATTACGAGTACGGTTACACAGATGCGAATGGCAATAAAGTGCCTGGCACTGGGGACAAGAACCTGGCCTACCAGTACGCTGAACTCGACTACCAGAGCAAGGCGCTGAAGGCACAGACGGACAACCAGCAGGCGCAACTCGACTTCCAGAAGTGGTACGCCGAGCAGACGCTCGGCATCACCGATACCACGACGACGGGAACGGGGACGACCACCGGGACCGGCACGGGGACGGGGACGGGCACCGACACAGGGACCGGAGCGGGTGCGACCGGGGGCGGGACGCCGGACGTCGGCACTGGGTTGGACCAGCAGGGCCGTGTCGTGGGCGGCGACAACCCCAACAACAATCAGCTGGAGACGACAACGCTGCCGGACCCCAACGACCCCGAAGCCATCAGAAAGTGGCTCGCGGCAAACCAACAGTAGGGGGAGGACACGATGGCCGGGCTTTTCGGAAGTCACAGCACCAATCCAGGGGGCACTCAGGGGCTCCTCCCTGCGCTCCAGACACTCAAGTCGCGTGCCGACGCAGGGGACGCCGGAGCACGGGCGACCCTTCAGGCCATCGCGGCTGGAGGGACCACACGCGGCTCCTCGGTGCCCGGTTGGAACGAGGACATCAACTGGGGAGCCGCCGACACCGGACACGGCAACACGGGCGGCCGAGCAGCGGATCGCGCGCTCGCCTCTGCGGTGCTCTCAGGGAACACGAACAACATCAACTCCATCGAGGCGAACAAGGCGGCGACGCACACCGACTGGAACGGCGGGACACTCGCCAAGATCGCTCCGATGGCCCTGGCGGCGATTCCCGGCATCGGCGTGCCGCTCGCTCTCGGAGCTGGTGCCGCGATGGGCGCGGCGGAACGCGCGACCGGCCTCACGAAGGGCAGCGTGCTC